TTTCGCGTCGAGCTCATTGGTCAGGACCGCAGCGGCGGTATAGTTGAGCGCAGCAGTCGCGAGCGAACCGTCCGCGTGCTCGTCATCGCGCTCAGGCGTCCAGCCTTCGGCCTGCTGTTGGCGCTGACGCTCTGCTGCAATGGCACCGGATCCGCCCTCCCGCAGCGCGTCCCGTTCCTCGATGGCGGCGGCGGAGGAGCGGTGGCGGCGCGCCATCTCAGCGTTCCAAACTCGGCTTCCCTCGAAGCTCGCTGCATCGGGAGGGGTCATCGCAGCGTTCGCCTCAAAGTAGGCGGCCTGCTTGTCGTTCCACTCCGCCAGCCCCTCCTCTTCCGGCTCGGGTTCGCTCTCGACAGGGGCGGGGGCCTCTTCCTTTGCGGGCGGGAGGGGGCGGGCGAGTAGCCCAGCGATGAAACGACACTCGGCCGCCATCTCCCTGCAAAGCTGCTCCCAGCTATCATCCGATGCCGCGCGTGCGGCACGATCATGGCTCTCCGCGCGGCGCAACAGGACTTGGCGGAGCGGATGATCCTTCCCCCCCTCGCCCTGCCCGAGGGCGGCGCCAGCTCGCGCGATGCTATCTGCCGCCAGAAAACCCGCGTGCATGCAGCCCGTGAGGAAATGAAGGTACTCGCGATCCTCAGGCGACAGCGGCTTTTTCACGGCCAAGTCGTCAGCGTCTGCCTTGTGCGACTCGGCAAGGCGCCGGATTTCCCTCTCGGCCTTTCTCACTTCCTCCGCATAGGCAGGGACGCCGTGGGCAGGTTCGGATGCCTTTCTAGGCAGCAGGTTCCAGAGGCGGGCGGCTTCGGCTTCCGCGATAGGCTCGTGGCTCAGCTCGCTATAGGCGAAGCCAGCGCCTGCGGTGCCACAGTGGTAGCAGATGACCCGGAAGGCGCCGACATCGCCGCCTTCGCGAGTGATCTCGGCAGAGCTGTCCGGATATTCCGCTCCACACTCCGGGTTCGGGCACGGCAGCAGGGCGGGTTCGGTCTTCGTCTCTTCGGTCATGGTCTCTCCTCCGGTTAGGCGGCTTCGGTGTCGAACTTGCCCGCTTCGTCGCCCCATGCAGTCCAGCCGGGGCGGGTTTCCCGGCTGAAGAGGTCGGCCCGGCGGGCTGTCACGCGGCGCTGCCGAACAGCGACAACGCCTCCTGCTCGGCGCGCTTGAGGTGGCCGGCGGCGAGGTCCGCATATTCCGGCTTGAGTTCGATCCCGATGTATTGGCGGCCGAGGCGTACCGCCTCGTGGCCGGTCGAGCCGATGCCGTTGAACGGGTCGAGCACGACGTCGCCGGGGTTCGACCACATCAGGACGGCACGCCGGATCAGGTCGAGCGGCATCGGGCAGATATGCCGCTCGTCATCCTGCCCTCTGGCGCCCTTCCAGCCGTGCAGCACGTCCGTTTCGCGTGTGTCCGGCCAGACGGGCGAGGCCCATTCCTGCCACTGATCGAGCGGGAAGCTGGCCAGCTCGGCAAGCCGATCGGCCGCGGCAGGTCCAACCTTGAGGCCGGCCGCCTGCATGCGAGCCGCGCCATCCTCGCCCAGCTCGCGGGCGATGCGGCGATAGGCTTCCTCGCCCCATTTCTCGGTCGCGTGCGGCACTGCCTCGCCGTGCTTCACGCCCTTCGACTCTTTGCGCAGGACGAGGAGATATTCCGGCATGCCAGGCGCGCAGGCGCGGGCGTTCTCCCCGATGTTTTTGTAGAGGAGCCGCTCCGGGTTCGACTTCGAGCGCTCGAGGACCGGACAGCGCCAGATCGTCGTCCGCGACCGCATGTCGAGTCCGGTCTCGCGGTGGATCGACAGGGCGAGGTCCGAGAAGGGGAAGATGCCGGACGTGCCGGTCGCGGAAGACCCGGCATAGTAGACGACATCCTTCACGTGATTGACGAGGATCGCGCCAGGTTTGAGGACTCGCGCCATCTCCTGCGCTGCATACCGGTAATGATCCGCGAACTCATCGTGGCTCGCTGAGTTGCCCATATCGCGCTCGCTGTCCGAATAGATGTAGAGCGCGGAGAACGGGCAGGAGGTGACTATCAGGTCCACGCATTCATCCGGCATCCCCGCCAGGATCTCGGTGCAGTCGCCATTGTAGATCGCCCAGGCATCGCCTTCGTGGTCAGGCCGCATGATCAATTCTCCTCTCCATGAACTTCGGTAGGGTGACGGCCTCTGGCCGCGTGTAGGGAAGGCGCAGCGCGCTCGACTGGCCGGCATCGCGCATCGCGCGCACCATTTCGCGCTTCATGCGGTCGTGCTCTTCGGCCTTCCGCTGGACATTGGCCCAGACCGGGCGTTCCGTGTCCGTGATGATGACGTGGCAGTCGACCGGCGCCGTTCGGCCGAAACGCCAGGAGCGGCGGACGCCCTGGTAGAAGGCCTCGTAGGAGTGCGAGAGCGAGGCCCAGACTTGTGTCCCGCAGTGCTGCCAGTTGACGCCGAACCCGGCGAGCTTGGCCTTGGTGACGAGCGTCTCAATCTCGCCGCGTCGGAAGGCGGTCAGCAGCTCCGCCTTGCGGTCAGGGTCCATGCTGCCGAGCAGTTCGACGCCGCTGGTGGCTTCCGCGAGAGCCGCGCTTTCATCGTTGCGCTCGCACCACACGACGGACGGGCCGTGCGCCTCCGCGACCAGGCGGGCCGTCAGGTCGCAGCGGTCGCGGACCGTGCGCGCTTTCTCCGCTTGCAGCCCGGTCGCGGTCGTGTCCGGAATGCGGAAGAGGTCGCCATCGGCCGCACCATCGGTGAGATCGGTCTCAATGACATGCGCGTGCCGTCGCAGTTCGGGCAGGATGTAGCCTGTATCCTCTCCGCCGAGGTCGGAAGGCAGCGCCGCCGAGCGGGCCCAGCTCGCCACCCAGCGCCAGAACGGCCGGACCGCATGTCCCTTAAGGCGATAAGCGCCCATCTTCGTCTGATCGGTCACGAACCAGCGGGACAGCATCTCATTGCCCGGCATGACGCCGAGAAAGTCGGACTGCTGCCCGATCTCCACGTGATCGTTCGGTGCCGGCGTTGCGGTCGCGGCTAGGCGGTAGGGTGTGTTCTCGAATCCCTTCCGGATCGCAGTGCTGACCTTCCCGCCATAGGCCTTCAGGATCGACGCCTCGTCGAGGCACACGGCGCCGAAGGTTTCGAGGTCGAGCTTATGAAGCCGCTCGTAATTCGCGACATAGACGGCAGGACGGGCGATCTCGGCCTGCTCGCGGATGACGGCAGCTTCGACGCCGAACGCCTCGCATTCCTCGCGCATCTGCTCCGCCACCGCGAGCGGCGTTAGGATCAGCGCAGGCTTGTTCGTCTGCCGAACGCACTGGTCTGCGAAGACGGCTTGCACGCCGGACTTGCCGAGGCCCGTGTCTAAAAAAGCCGCCGTGCGCCCCTCTCGGCAGGCGAAGTCCACGACGGCCGCCTGATGGGCGAAGAGGCGAGACGGGAGCGCGCCGGGCTGAAAGCCGCCGCTCATGGTCCGGTTGCCGCTCTTCGATGCGATGAAAGCGCGATAGGTCGAAAGCTCGCTCATGCTGCGATCCTTTGTTCTGAGAGAGCGGCAAAGCCGTCCGGAGTGAGGCTGAAGCGGCGATCATCTCCGGTGCGCGCCTGCACGAGCCAGCGCTGCACCGCCTCCGAGAAGACCGAACGCGGCAGCGAGCCGAGCCGAAGCGAGGTGTCGAAGTTCGAGCCCTGGCGCAGCTCCACGCAGTAGAGCCCGTCCCAGGCGAAGCGGCCCTCGGGCGCGAGGGCGCGCAGGAGGTCGAGGATGGCGGGGGAGGTCTTCACAACCCCACCTCCTCGATCGCGGCCAGCAGATCCGCCGTCGACCGCACGACGCGGTAGGGATGGCCGAGCGCCGTCACTGAATCCTCGAACTCGCGCTGTTCCCTGCTCTGATAGGTGCGCTTCTGGTCGGGCCGGTACTGGCCCTTATCGAGCTTCACCTCGGCGAAGAGCACGCCGCCGCGGCCGATCACGATCAGGTCGGACGCGCCTTTCGTGACGCCTTCAGCCTTCATGTTCGCGGCGACGGCCTTGTTCCGGTGCCCGCCGTTCGGGATGGCGACGAGGAGCAGGTCGGGCCGGATCAGCGCGACGTCGGCGACGATCTCGCGCTGAAGGCGCTGCTCGGAATTGCCGGGCTTGCGGCGCCGGGTGCGGAGGTCTTCGGGCGAGAGGCCCATCGCGGCCCGGGCCTGGTCGCGGGTCAGCCGGTCGCTCATGACCGGCCGCCTTCCAGCACGCGGAGCTCAGGGCCGAGGATCGCGGTCCGGTGCTCGATCTCGGCGCACCAGAGCGCGGCGTTGACCGCGTTGCAGGCATTGGCCTTAGGCGTGTGCGTATTGCCGATCATGCGGCTCGCCACGTCCAGGCTGGCCATGACGGTGCCGTGGTGGCGGTTCACCATCAGGCCGATCTCCGACAGGCTCAGGTCGTAGAACGGGCAGTTGCGCAGGAAGGCGATGAAGGCGTGCCGGGCGCCGGCGATCTCTTCCTTGCGCGCGCCGATGCCGTCGTGCCGCAGCTTCTCGATCGCGTAGCCTTCGGCGGCGAGGGCCCGGCAGAGATGCGCCGGAACGGGCTTCAGCTGCGGCGACTGGTGGCGACGGCCGACGACCTGGATCGACCGCGACAGCGCCTTTCGGAGGTCCGCGTGCGGGTCGTCGTGACGCGACGGTGCGGCCGCGCTTGTACTTATGGGCGTGTCAGGCATATATATCTCCTGGATTCGTTGTGGGATCCATGAGGCGAGAGCCTCGGAGCGGGCGTCCGGTGGGGATCGGGCGCCCGTTCGCTTTTCGGGGGTCAGGCTTCGCCGAGGGCGCTCAGGTACAGCTCGAGCAGGGCGTCCTGCTCCTGCCGGTCGGCGGAGTTCATCTTCCGAAGCGCCACGATCTTCTTCATGACCTTCGTGTCGAACCCGGTGCCCTTGGCCTCGGCATAGACCTCCTTGATGTCCTCAAGGATGGCGGCCTTGTCCTCCTCGAGCTTCTCCACGCGAGCGATGAACTGGCGCAGCTCTTCGGCCGCCACGCCGCCTGCCTGGTTGGCGAGGTCTTCAAAGGATTGTCCGTCAGACATTCTGCTCTCCCGCCCCGTCTGCGAGCACACGAAAGGCTGGGGCAGTCCTCCCGCATGAGCTGTAAAAGCGACCAAATGCAGCGCTTTGTTTTACTTTAAAGAGCTGCGGTGTTACCTTTTCGGTGTCCTGGGGAGGGCGAACCGATGGTGAACGACCTTGAGGTGCTGGCGCGTCGTGCGTCATGCGCCGCCTCCGATCTCGAACCCGACCCGCCCGGCGGGCCGCGCCGCTTCTCGGCCATCATGCGGGCCGAGATGGAAGTCCTGCGCCGCAAGGCCGGGCTGGCGGGTGCACCAGGGCAGGGCACAGCGGGAACAGGCGGAGGCATCGGGCCGGGGGAAGGGGGCTGCTTCGGTGGCGGTCTCGCGCTTCCCGATCTGACCGAAAAGTGCGCCAAGGCGTCCGGTCAAGTCGCGGTGCGGGAGGATGGACCGCCCGCTAGACTGGTGGCCATGACCGATTCCGATCCCCAGCCGAAACGAGCCACGACCCATGACGAGCCGACCGAGGCGGAGCGTGCGCTCGGCGAGGAGCTGGCGCGCCGCCGCAAGGCCAGGAACATGACGCAGGAGCAGTTCGCCGACTATCTCGGCAAGAGCCTGGCGACGGTCCGCGCCAATGAGGCCGGGCGCCGGCTGCAATACTGGACCCGCGCTCGCGAGCTGGCCGAGCGTCTCGACACGACGCCCGACGAACTTCTCGGCATCAGTGGATCGTCGGAGCATGACGGCACCCCCGTGACGGCTGCGGAGCTTGGCGGCGTGTTCGCGGCGCTGGTGCCGGACCTTCAGGGGCGGCCGGAGCAGGCAGAGCGCTTTGCTCAAGCCGTGCTTGGAGCGATCGCCACAGTTCGAGGTCTGCGAGGAGATCAGGCGTCTGCGCAGGACTACAGCCTCGCAGCCGCGCTTCTGTCTCAGCGGCCAGGCTAGCCATGCGGTCGGCGATCTCGGAGGCGAGGACGGGGCAGCTCATGCGGCGGCGCCCGTGACGCCGTGCTTCGCCTCGAGCTGGTCCAGCTTGCGCAGTGCTGCGTTGAACGTCGTGACGGTGACGTCCTTCCCCTCGCGCAGCAGGCCGAGCCGCTTGCTGTCTTTGAAGAGCTTGTTGCTGAGCGTGCTCTCGCTCCAGCCGACGGCGTCGCGCAGCCGGTCGCAGCGTTCGATGAGGGGGGCATAAGGGCTCATGACCAAGACTATGGGTAATAACCCAGAATGGGTCAAGGGTAATTACCCATTAGGCCGAACATTACCGATGTGGGATGAACCCTCCATGGAAACGTTCGCTGATCGATTGAGGCGGCGGCTCCGAGAGGTCGACATAAGCATGCGCAAAGCCTCGCTTGATGCTGGGCGCAATGAGACGTGGGTGCGCGATCTGCTCCATGGCAGGACGCAGATGCCTTCCGCCGAACATCTCGAGAAGCTCGCCGAGGTACTAGACTCTTCCCCGCAGTGGCTCTTACATGGAGGGGAACACAGCGGGAACGTCGGTGGCAGGACCGTCCCGCTCGTCGGCCACGTTGGGGCGGGGGCAGAGATTCTCATCATTGACGATCACGCCAAGGGCGCTGGGCTTGAAGAAGTCGCTGCGCCGCCGGGAGCGCCACGCTCGACCATCGCCGTGCGCGTGCGCGGCGAAAGCCAGCTCGGCCGGTTTGATGATGGCGACATCATCTTCTACAGCGAGCACTTGCCGCCGGACGACCTGGTCAACCGGCGCGAGTGTGTCGTGAAGCTGGCGGACGGGCGGCTGTTCGTGAAGCGGCTCGTGCGCGGGAGCGGGCAGGGGCTTTATACGCTGCTCAGTTCGAATGCGGCGCCGATCGACGATGTCGCGGTCGAGTGGGCAGCCAAAATAGACGCCGTCTCTCTCGCTTACTGATTTCCTCTTCCTATCTTAGGGCAGGGCCGCCTTGTGCGGCTCAAGCCGCCTAGCGCGGGACTCGACCTCCCCGCCTGGGCGGCGCCTTTCCTGCGCGCTCGCGCGCCACTTCCGTTTCTCTGAGCGTTCGAACGGTGCCCACGCGCCGCACTTCCCTACGCCGTTAGATGTGGGTTATAACCCTTGACGTGGGTATTTTCCCATGTAACTTAGGGTTCCAGCGCCGCCGATCCCCAATCGCAACGGGCGGCGCGGAAGGAGAACCCCGATGAGCTACCCACACGATCCACAAGCCGGGCTCGCGATCCTGTCGCACTTCCCGACCCTCGCCGCGCAGACCGAGGCCATGGCCGACCGGCTCGGCATCGAGGCGAGCCGCCTCACGGCCGAGCGCGATGGCGTGTTCAGCCTCGACGGCTGGGACGCGGTGTTCTTCCTCGGCGAGGACCAGGCCGAGCGCTGGATTGCCGACATGGATTTCCCGGAGACGCCGAAGCTGCGCGAGATCACGGCGCCGGGCGGCCCGGTCCTGACGGTCCACTTCGCCTGCGAGGAATGCAGCGAGTGCGGCGAGGACACCGCCGAGGGCCTGCACCGCAACCCCGACGATCAGGCGCGCACCGACTGGCTCTGCGGCCGGACCGACTGCCACGCCGCCGCGCAGGCCGGGCTCGAAGAGCCGGGCATCGAGAGCAACAGGCTGTGCGGCGCGCAGCTCGGCGTCGGGAGGTTCGCATGAGCGCGCCCGAGAAGAACCGCAGGCTTGAACAAGAAGCCATCGCCGCCAAGGCGCTCGTGGAGGCGGTCGCCGCCTTCGAGGACGAGGAGCTGACCGCCGACACGGTCGAAGGCGAGAGCGAGCTGTTCGAGATCGTCGACAAGATGCTCGCGGCGGAGGCCTTCGCCACCGCCACAGCCAAAGGCGCCGAGGAGATGGCGGCCGCGATGAAGCAGCGGGCCGATGCCGCGAAGGAGCGCAGCAAGCGGATCCGCGCCGCGATCGAGGCGGCGCTCCTGACCGCCGGGCTGGAGGGCATCCGGTTCACCCGACCCGCCGGCACGATGACCCTGAAGCGCAACCCCGAGCAGCTCGAGGTCGAGGAGGAGTCGGAGATCCCAACCCAGTTCTTCAAGCGCCAGCAGCCCCGGCTCGACCGGGCCGGGCTGAAGAAGGCCCTGAAGGACGGCCCCGACCCCATCCCCGGCGCGCGCCTGCGCGACGGCGGCTTCAGCCTGCAAATCCGGAGGAAGTAATGACCGGCACCGCACTCGCGCGCCAGAACGGCGCGATCGTCCCGAACCTCACCGCCCAGCAGCAAACCCTGATCCGGCGCACCGTCGCGCCGGACCTCACCCCGCAGGAGTTCGACCTCTTCATCGAGCAGTGCCGCATGTACGGCCTCTCGCCGATCACGAAGCAGATCTACGCCGTGGTCTACAACGCGAAGAACGAGGCCAAGCGGAACGTCACGCTGATCGTCGGCATCAACGGCCTGCGCTCGATCGCCGAGCGGACCGGCCGCTACCGGCCCGACGACCGCCCGCCGCGCTACGAGATCGACCCGGCGTTTCGTGACGAGCAGACCAACCCGCACGGCCTGATCCGGGCCGAGGTCACGATCTACAAGGCCGATGCCCGCGGCGAATGGTTCCCCGTCACCGACGAAGCCTATTGGGACGAATATGCCCCGGTCGAGGAAGAGTGGAAGTGGGGCGAGAAGAAGGGCGAGCGGATCAAGACCGGCGAGAAAACCCTCGGCGGCATGTGGGGCAAGATGCCCCGCGCCATGCTCGCCAAGGTCGCCGAGGCGAGGGCGCTGCGCCGCGCCTTCCCGGAAATGTCCGGGCTCTACTCCGATGACGAGATGGCCCGCGCCGATGCCGAGGAACGCGACCGCACTGCCAGCGAGATCGTCGCCGAGCAGGAGCGCGAGCAGCGCCGGGCCCGCCTTGGCGACGAGAAGGCGATCCTGCTCCTGTTCGAGGCGACCGGCAATCAGGAGGCCGTGCCGGTCCCGCGCGTGACGGGGCGGCTGATCGACTATTACCGCCGCGCCGAGAGCACGGGGCAGCTCGACTGGTTCGTCTCGGCGAACAAGGAGGCCCTGAAGCAGTTCTGGGCCGAGGACGGCGAGAGCGCGAACGAAGCCAAGGCGGTGCGCGAGGAGCGCTTCGCGATCCTTCAGCAGCGCGAGCGCGAGGAAGCCGAGGAGCAGGCCGGGCGGTCCGAGGTCCATGAGGTCGATGCCGAGATCGTCGAGGAGAACGGCACGCTCTTCGTCCAAGACGGAGGCCGGGCATGAAGCGGGAGAAACGATATACGCCGGGGAACTGGGGCGCGAGAGCGCACAGGGTTCTTCTGAACGACAATCTGATTGCCTCGTGCTGGGCGCCGCGACTGCCCGACGAATGCCGCCACGAGGGCGAGTCTTGGCTCGATATGCGCGAGATGACGCGGACGGATCGTGAGGCCATCGAGGCCGAGCAGCAGGCCAACGCCCGCCTGATCTCCGCCGCTCCTGATATGGTGGAGGCGCTGGCGGACTTGGTCGAGGAGGTCGAGGAGGTCGAGGAGTACGAACTCGGCAATCCTGACACACTCCGCCGCGCCCGAGCCGCCCTCGCCAAAGCCCTCGGGCAAGGCGGTGCGTCATGAGCGGCGCGCAGAAGGGCAAGCCCAGCGTCGCCGATCAGGCGGCGGGTATCCTCGTCAAGGAGGCGAGGATCGCCCAAGGGCTCAGCCAATCCACCCTTGGCGCCTGGGTCGGGGTCTCGCACGTCCAGATCAGGAAATACGAGGACGGCGAGAACCGCATGTCGGTCGGGCGCCTGTGCCAGATCGCCGACGCGCTGGGCGTGCCGGCGGCGGACCTCATTCCGAGCAGACCGCAGGAGGCGGCATGAGCCGAACCGCGCAAGCCGCCGTCGTGGTGCAGGTCACGCCGCTCGCGCTTCGGGAGGCGGCTGCGGCCGCCTTCCTCGGCGGCATGAGCACGTCGAAGTTCCGCGAGATGGTGAAGGACGGCGACCTGCCCCAGCCGATCAAGCTCGGCGGGATCGCCTGCTGGGACACCGAAGAGCTGCGCGAGGCCTGGGCAGAGCTTCGCGCAAAAAGTGCCGGTGGCAGTTCATGGGACGACTGATCGTTGACCGCTCCGAAATCATCGCGCCACGCTGCGGAGATGAAGAAATATCCGCATGTGCAGCCGGTCAGGGCGGGCGGGCGCACCTATCACTATTTCCGTCGCGCCGGAGCGCAGCGGCAGCGCTTGCCGGGCGAGCCGGGCAGCCCGGAGTTCGACCGGGCCTATTCCCGCGCGCTGGCGAAGAGCGTGAAGCCGGAGAACCGGCCCCCGACGCGCGCCAAGCGCGGCACGGTGGCATGGTGGGCCGAAGAGTACCGGAACACGCCGGAATGGGAGCGCCTGTCGGCTCGGACGAAGGAGATCTACAACGGGTTTCTGGGCCACCTGATCGCGCTCTATGGCGAGCGGCCGCTCGGCGAGCTGACCGAGGCGCGGGTCTGGCGCGTCCGGGACACGGCGCCGGGCCCGGTCAGCCGGGTGAACGGCATGCTGAAGGTGCTGTCGAACATGTGCGCCCTGGCGGTGCGCCGCGGCAAGCTGCCGACCAATCCGTGCGCCAATGTCTCGCCTCGGCCGACCAGCGGCGAGGGGCATGCGCCGTGGACCGAACTCCTCGTCGATCGCTACCAGGCGCATTGGGCGCGGGGCACGCTGCAGCGCGCGGCCTTCGATCTCGGGCTCTATACCGCGCAGCGCCGGGGCGATGTCTGCCGGATGCGCTGGGACGCGATCGAGGATGGCGGGGTGAACCTGACGCAGGGCAAGACGGGCAGGGCGCTTTTCGTGCCGCTGCACGCCGACCTGATCGAGACGCTCGCCGAGACGCCGCGGCTCGGCCCGTTCATCGTCGGGACACAGGCCGGAAGCCAGCGCAGCGACAAGGCGTTCGGGAACTGGTTTCGGGAGTCGGCGTCAGCCGCGGGCGTGCCGGCGGGCTATCCGTTTCACGGCCTGCGCAAGACGGCGGCGGTCCGGCTGGTCGAGGCGGGCGTCTCTGTGGACGATGCCTGCGCCATCACCGGCCATTCGGACCCGAAGATGCTGCGGCACTACGCGGCGACGGCGGACCAGCGGGTCCGCGCGAAACGCGCTATGGAGCGGCTGCAATCGCAGCTGGAACAGAGCGCGAAACTGTAAAATCCCCTAGAGCTGTAAAACCCACAACGAAAAGGCCAGCAATGACAATGATTTGGGAAGGAGTGGCGCACCGGGGAGGTGCGGCACAACATAACGAAATCAGCGGCTTATACAAAAGCGGCGTCCCCACCGCCGCCCAGTGTTTGCCTATGCCGTCCGCGCACGGTTGTAAAATCGGAGCGCGGTCATGAGCCGCCCGACCGAAGCCCCCGAGGCCCCGTTCTGCCGCGCCGCCTATGACGAGCTCGAACGCCTGAAATACCAGGGCAAGGCGTCCGACGCGATCGCCCACCTTCTGGCGAACCACTATCCGCCGGCCGTCCTCGCGGACTGCGAGGGCTGCGAGAGCTACGCCACCGAGGCGGATTTCATCGCGGCGGCCTGGCGCGAATATGAGCGGCTCGGGCCGGAGCTGGACCGCATCGTCCTGCACGTCTCGGCCGAGCGGGGCATGCACCTGCTGATGGGCCGCACGATCCTGCGGCGGATCCTCGTCGAGCATTACGGCATCGCCGAGCGGCCCATCGCGCCGGGCGAGAGCGCCGACACCTGCGCGGGGCTGCCGGTATGAGCGTTCTTGCGGAAAGCAATGTCGGGCATCCCCGTTGGTGCAATCTCGAAACCCTCGAGTGGAGGTGGGGTTCTCTTACCCTGCCGCCGGATGGCTGGCTTTGGGCCTACTCGATCAATCCAGTTGGCCCGTTCGCCGAGGTCTCAGCTCGTGCCCTGCAGCTTCCGGTGCTCGCTGATCCATGGGGCCAGCTGCAACGCGACATGCAGGACGCCGAGCGGTGGCGGAAAGACCTCGACGACAGTCGCACCACGGCGGGCTTTCTCGAATGGCTGGAAGGGCCGCCGCTCGAGCCAGAATCGACTGCGGTTCGCGCGGCCCTGATCACGCTTCGCCGTGCCGAGTTCACCCGTGAGCGGACCGACCTCCTGCTCGGTCTGATCGATCGGGACGGATACGTCTGCCGCGGCTGCGGTGCAGGCTCCGATCTGACCGTCGACCATATCCATCCGCTCTCGCGCGGCGGGAGCGATGCGCTCGAGAACCTTCAGCTCCTCTGTGGCTCCTGCAATTCCCGGAAGGGAGACCGGATATGAGCGCCGAAGCAGTAGGATGGGCGCTTCGCCAGCCGATCAAGAGCGCGAGCTTAAAGCTACTCTTGGTAACGCTCGCGGACGCGGCCGACCGGGAGCGGTTCGACTGCTGGCCCTCATACCGGCACCTCGGCGAGGTCGTGCAGCGGAGCAAGGCGACCGTCATTCGCCAGATCTCCGAACTTGAGGAGATGGGACTGATCGCCGTCGAATCCCGCACCCGCGGGAACGGCAGCACGAGTTCCAACCGCTACGTTCTCAGCGTCGGAGGGGGTATCAAAAATGAGACCCCCCGGGGGTCGCAGAAACGATACCCCCCGGGTCACGAAAATGAGACCCCCGGGGTATCACCTGTGAGACCCCCAGAACCGCTTACTGAACCGCTTAAGGGAACCGCTCTCTCTGGTGAGAGAGAGGAGACCGGTTCGGTCTCGGCTGAGGAGGGTCCCAAGCCCCTCGCGCCGGAAGAGGCCGTCACCGCCGCAGGGCAGCGCTACGCGGCCGCGATGGGCCGTCTGGGGTTCCAGATACCCGAGAGCCCGGAACGCGGCTGTGCGGCCCGTCTGAGGGCCCTGGTGGCGGAGCACGGCGCCGAGGGCTTCCTCGAACGCTGGGACCGGGTCCTCGCCACGGTCGAGGCGGTGCCGTTCCTGCGCGGCGAGGGCGCGAAATGGGACCATGCCCCGATCGCCTGGCTGGCCGAGAAGGAGGCGCGGGTTCTGGCGGGCGAGTACGGCGAGGCGGCGAAAGGCGAGGGCAAGGCCGCCGGGCCGGTCAGCGTCTCGCCGGGCACGGCCGTGCGGAGCTGGACCGTCTCCGGGGCATGGTGCGTCGATCTCGGACCGCCGCCCGACGATCCCCTAGCCAGCAGGACCGTGCGCGACGCGGCCGCGGCCTTCGCCGGTCCTGCCCGTCAGGCAATCCAGACCCGCAATGTCTGCGACCTGCCGAGCACCGGCCCCGTCGCTGCCGCCCAAAGGCGGCTCTGCGAGCGCGTTCGGAACGCCCCACCGTCCGAGCGCGACACGATCGCGGCCCGCGTGGCCGCGCTGGAAACCCACAACGAGGAGAAGACACGATGATCCGCATGATCGAGGAATGGCTGGCTGCGCGCCAACGGCGGCGCGAGGAGCGGCGCGAGCAGAGAATATGGGAGGCCTCTCGGGCATGGCGCGAGGCGAACGCTGAGCGCGTGTGGCGCGACACGAAGGCCGGGGAGGGGCGTGCACGATGAGCCGTTCGAGAGACGCCCTCGCCGAAGTCATGGCCCGCGCCGGCAGCGGGAAGCGGTCGACCGACCACGAGGCCGAAAGGGGCCGGGCCGCTCTGGCCCGCGCCATGGGGCACGTCACGCTCGGCGACACCAAGACGCCGCTGCGCAAGGCGACGTCCTCGCCGAAGCCTCAAGCCGAGCCGAAGAAGGCGCCTTCGCCCGGAACCGATCGTTTCCGGCAGGCCGCGGCCCGCGTGGCCGAGCGGAAGGCGAGGCCGGTCGGGGAGGGGGCGCCGGCGGAGGAACCGCAGAAGCGCACGAAGAAGCCGAAGGCGAACGTTCACAGCCGCCTCTGGAACCCGAAGCTGCTGGACCTGTCGCCGGTGCCGCATGCGCTGCCGCACGAGCAGGAGATCGCAATAGTGGCCGCGTACGCCGCCGGCACGAAATCGGTAACGGTCGCAGAATCGTATGGCGTCAACTCGTCCACTGTGACTCGCCTTGTGCGCATGTACGGCATTCCGCGCCGACCGAAGGGCTGGGGGCGATCGGCACACGTGGACCGTAATACTCGCATCCTCGAGCTGCACCGCCTCGGCCTGTCTCAGAAGGAAATCGCCGGTTCGGTCGGCGGCATCACTCCGAACCGCGTCGGGCAGATCATCGCCGCGGCAGCGGAAAGCGAGGGGGCGACATGACCAAGCGCACGACATGGCGAGAAGGCTGCGCCGCGATCATCTTCGAGGCGGTGCGCGGTCTGCCGCCGGACGCCACGCTTGAGGAGCGCACGAAGCGGGTCGATGCGGCCCGGCCCTATTGGGTCCGCCGCACCTCATGGGGCCAGAAGTCCTGGCAGGCCGCCCGGCGGGATTACCTGTCGAAGTTCGGCTATCGGAAGCGCGGCCAGAAGCAGGCGACGCTGCCGCTGTTCGAGGGGGGGCAATCATGAAGGTCTGCCCCCACACCCTAGGCGAGGTCTTCCGGGTCCTAGACGACCTCGCAGAGACGCACGACTGGAACGCGCAAAACGGTCCCGAGAGCCAGCGAGTCGAACGGGCAGCCTCCCGAGACGCCGTGTCCGTCGCGAAGGAGTTCATCGCCGCAGACCTGTTGGGGCTCTCTCCCGAGCAGGTGACGTGGTTTGCCACTCAGCCCGGCAGCGATGCCGTCAACCAGGGGCAGAAGGAGAGAAGGATGATAACGGACTCATGCACTGACGTAGACGAAGACAGCTTCTCGGCTCTGAAGAGACGGTTCGATGCATTGACGGAGGCCGAGCGCGATGCCGTCTCGAAACCTTACGAGGTGTGGGGCAGCCGCATCCTGTTCTGGCTCTGGCCGTTCGGCACCTTCGGTCTGATCCTTGACGACCGCCTGTTGGCAGCCCTGCTCTGGTTCTTCGTCGCCGGGTTCTTTGCCTACGGAGTGGTCTCGGCGCGTATGTCGTGCACCGTGTCGCGCCACGAGGAGCGCCTACGCATCCTCAATCAGGGTGGTGGAACCTCACCTGCCGGACGACCTCGATCCTTCAGAGGGTCCGCCTGAACGCCCGACGCCGTGACCTCGCCGCGCATCTGCATCAACTCGGCCTCGATATAGCGGCACAGGGCCTTCCGCTCGGCCGCGCTCTTTACGTGCTTCGCCACAGCAGCGCGCAGGAGGGCGCGGCCTCTCGCGGTCCACCATCTATCGACTTCGGCAAGGGTGCGCTGGCAGGCGGGCTGCCGAGGGAGCTGGCTCTTGTTCGGTGGCGTATGAGTTCCGCGTCGTCTGGGCATGCGAACGGATGTAGAACGCGAGGAGGTCGGAGGCGCGGGCGATTTATCCCGAACTGGTTCCGGCGGTCACGCGAAGAGCGGCTGAGGTCCGAAGGTGATGGTGCCGGGTTCCACGACCACGCCATCCTCAGCCACGCTGATGCGCGGAAGGCTCTCGACGGCCCACGTGTTCATCATCCTGACGGCGCGGTAGCCCTCGCCGAAGAGGTCGGTGAGCTTCGCCGCCTGCGCTTCCGCTTGTTCCCGCGTCATCGGTGCTTCGTCCTCGCTGGGGGCCAAGAGTAGGTGATCCGGTCCAGCGTCACCAGCTTCGAAACGCAAAACGGCCCCGGCGCGGTCTGCGCACGGGGCCGTTCATGCTGAAGATCATCATGAAGAGAGCGGCCGCTCAGGGCGGGTCATCATCCTCGGCTTCGGCCTGTTCCTCCTCCCGGCACGCCTCGGCCTCCGCCTCCCGCCGCGCGAGGAGCCAGAGCGCCCCGGCGATGTGCCAGGCCACGACGCCGCCAGCGCAGCGCGACACGGCGACGGAGAGATCGTTCTGCGCCGCGCTAAGGGCCCAGCTCGTCGCACCGGCCATCTCGCCGGCGATCGCGAGTCCGGACCCGGCCGCCCCGAAGATGCAGGCGACATAGGCGAGGCAGGCGATCAGGCGGCAGAGCCGGTGGAACGGCCCAGCGAGGCGGCCGAGGCAGTGCAGCCGCACGGTCAGGCCAGGACGCTCGGCGGTGAAGGCCAGCACGAAGAACCACATCACGATCTGCAGCCCGACAAAGGGCAAGATCCAGGGCGAGTGGTGCGCGTTGAGCGGTTCGATTCCGAGGGGCTCGATCACTGGCCGCCTCCTTTGCTGGTGACGGAGGCGCCGAGCTTCGAGAAGGCCGCGCGGACGGCCGCGACGACGCCGTCACGCGCGGCGTGCCGGACCTCGCCAGACAGCAGGACCGCGACGGCGCCATAGCCGACCAAGCCGGCGAAGAACGGCGCCGCGATGCCGTCGATCAGGGGCAGCTTGGACGCCGTGCCGCTCATCCAGACGCCGAACTGCGCGCCGACGAGGAAGGAGGCGAGGCCGCGCCCGGCCCGTCGCCACATGCCGGTCACGGGCGTCTCCTCCCGATTGATGACGCGGAACAGGACAGCCGAGGCCGAGCCAGAGCAGGCCGAGGCGATGCCGAAGGCGGTGATGCCGTCGAGTCCGACGCTGGCCGCGCCGGCGGCAATCCCGGCCGTGGCGGCCTGCGCCATCATGACGGCCGCATCTGCGAACTTGTGCGGCATAGGCTAGTCCTCCTTCCGCGGGGCGCGGGCGGCTTCGTCTCGCCAGGCGCGGCGTTCCCGCCGCTCTCCCGCCTCGCAGCGCAGGGCGGCGGCCTGGTGCAGGATCAGGTCGGCGAGCGTCGCGCTGTCAGCCACGGGGCATGGCTCTGTCGGCTCCTCGGGCGGGAGCACGGTCACGGTCCGCACCGTCTCGACCAGATCCGGCGGGGGCGGCTCCGGTGTCGTTCCACAGGCGCTCAGCGAGGCCGTCAGGGACAGGCAGGCCGAGGCAGCGATCAAGTTCAGGGTTCTCATTCCGGGCTCCTTGCAGGGCGGCGGCGGCATTGCGGGCCGCATCGCGCTCCCGCTCGGCTTCGGTCTCGGCGGCGGAACGCTGGGCGCGCTCTGCGGCGAGGATGGTGGCGAACCGCTCGCGCTCCGCGGCGGCGTTGGATTGCAGGCGGGTGATGGCCTCGGTTCGGGCCTGCGCGGCGGCTTCCCAGCGCACCGCGGCGGCGGCCTTCTGGTCGCGCTCGGTCTCGAGGCGATCCGCGCGGGTCTCGGCCGTGCCGAGCTGGACGAGAGACCAGACCAAGGCGGAAGCGAGGGCGCCGACGATGGCGAGGGCAAGCCCCGCTACGACGCGGGGGCGTTTCATGACAAAGGCGAGGGCAGCCCCGATCATGACAGCACCTCGTCGTGCCCTTGCAGGAAAACGCGCCGCTCGACCTCGCGGCGAGAAGTCAGGACGTGGGGCTGCCCGCCCGCGCGGTGCCACCGCAGGAACTGGTCAGCCGCCTCGGCGCGATGTTCGGCATTGAGCTTGCGGACCAGGGTCGAGTCCCGCAGCGCTGACCGTCCGATATTCCAGCAGAGCGAGACCAGCGCATCGAACTCGTGCTGCGCGAGCGGGACCGTGACCGAGGTCAGCACTGCCGTCTCATAGGCCTGCAAGCCGAGCTTCAGGAGCTCGTCGGCATAGGCCTGCTTGATCGTGACCGTGCGGCCCTGCTCGGCGGCAAAGGCCACCGCATCGGCGACGCTGTCGAACCGGCGTCCTTCCCAGAGCAGGTCGTGCGTCCAGCCATACCCAATGGTCCAGACCCCGGCGACGTCCTGATAGGCTTCGAGCTCGCAGCCCTCGAAGCGCTTCAACAGCGCGCGGCCCTCCGCGGACAGGCGCGCAGGGCGTTGCGCCGCCGCGATGGCGGCGGGTGGATAGGTCATGGGGGGCTCCTTGGGAACGCAGCATGAACGTCGGCTGCGGCTGCGCGTTGCGCTGGCCGGGCCTGAGACTCGTCCTACTGTCAGAGGATTAGAGGCGCGGCCGGTGCTGGAACACCGCCGCGCCCTGACCATGAGCGCCTGTGAAGGAGGCACCACCTTGGCCATTTCTGGTAACGCTATTCGTCTGTCCGCAGCCAGCGCCGCAGCTGCTCTTTTCTCCGCAGGAACGGCATTTGCCGCGCCTTATGTCGGGGAGATCAGCGCTTCACAGGACGGCGAGGTGATCGGCACGACCGAGTTCACTTTCGATCCCGAGGTCGCGACGGTGATCAGCCGCCCGCTCGGCGACGGCACAAGCGAAGTCCTCACGGTCTACGGCTACATCGAGGATCTGACGCTGCCGATCGGCACGCTGTTCGGAGAGCACTTCTGGCTGGGTAACGATCCGCAGAACCCCAGCTTCACCGCGCTCGACACGAGCGGCCTCCGGAACGGCTTCGAGGCGCAGCCGTCTTGGTGGGTCTTCTCCGACAGCAGCGATTATGTGAGCGCCACCTTCTCCTACGGGCTGTCGTTCGACGCGGTGCAGGACAGCTTCGTCGCCGTTGTCATGGCGGACGGTCAGGCCGCTCCGCAGTTCGACGGCCTGACCTTCACCGTGACGCTGTCTGAGGCGGTCCCGCTGCCGGGAGCCGCCCTGTTCCTGCTGACCGGACTAGGCGGCATCGCCGCTTTCCGCCGTCAGAGGTAGTATCCCGTCAGCCCGCTGACGTGCGCCTCGAACGCTTCCTGCGCCGCCTTTACCGCTGCGGCGTCGGAGGCATAATAGTCGTTCGCCGCGGCCGCGTTGAGGAAGTCGAGCGTAGCTTGTCCGATCCGCTGATGCGGGGTTAGTCCCAGTTCGCCAGCCGTCGCACCCGGCGGCACGGCCGGCGAGGCAGGCATGAACCTCACATAGTCGGCATAGGGGCCGGTGATCTGCCCGAAGGCCTCGCGGATCGTCCAGGAGGTCGCCTCGATCTGCCCATAGGTGTTGAAGTCCGATAGGCCCTTCACGCCGGCCGCAACCGCCTCGTCGTTCGTGCAGGCTTGGATCAGGCCGTTATAGAGCGACTTCGTGTACCAGACCCAGAAGGGGCGCAGAACCGACCAGTACTGCGGGTGGTTCTCCCACTCCTTGGGCAGGGTCGTGTGCTTCCCGCCCTCGTAGAACGCGACGTCGGTTCCGATGTAGACGTCGGTGAACGCCTTGATCGCGGCCCAGCGCTTCTGGATCCCTTCGCGGCATGAGTTCAGGGCAGACTGCCCGTTCCCGTTCCCCTCCGGCTTCTCCATAAACGTTTTCAGACGAGCGTGGGCGATCTCATGATAACGATCCGAGCCGGGGCCATGCCCGTCGAGATAGGCGGCCAGGGCGTCAATGTCAGAGCCGACATGATCGCCGTTCTGATCGATGGTCCAGAACGGCGCGGTGTGGAAGAAGGAAGAGTAGTTCTTACCCACATGCGCCGCATTCGAGATGTTCGCGTTGAAGTAGTTCGCGACCGACAGCTCGAAGTAGTCGCCGAACCATTCCCACAGATCGCCGGTCGGGATCGGGGCATAGTCATCAGCGTCGAGACGGCCAGCGTTCACGTCATCAATGAACTCCAGCACTCCCTCGGCGAAGAGCGCGGCGCTGATATTGACTTCGGACGCGCCGTTGCGGCCAAGGCCGAGGCGGGCGTGGTCGAAGAATAGCCCGCTGAGATAGTCCGACTGGCCTGGCGCCCGCATGCGCCACTCGATGCCGGGCTGGACCTTGCGAAGCCGAAACGCGATCTCGGCGGACGCATAGCCGTTCTCGATCCGGTTCGGCAGCGTGTTGACGCGCGGCGTGATGCCGTATTTCGCGAGGCGCCGCTCCCGCCGGATGAGAAGGTAGTTGGCGCCCGGGCCGTAGGGTTGCGAGTTCGCCCCCCAGGTCTCGTTGGAAAGCTCGACCACGAGCTGATTGTTCACCAGCAGATCGGCGTTCTGCGCCACGCTCTCCGCGAAGCGGTCGACGTGCTCGTAGCGGTAATCGTTCAGGAGCGAGAGCCTGGTGTCGAGCGGGATGGCCGTGTTCGCCAGGACCTCCGTGCCGAAACCCCGGTCGGTTTGGTCGAGGACGCTGCGGTCCTGCATGGTGACGAGGTCGCCATAGTCGAACCGGGCGATCATGTCGGCGTCGATATGCTCTTCCTCGGTCGCCCATTCGAGGCAGGCGACGGGCAGGTTCGCCTCGTAGACGCAGCCGTGTTCCCACGCCTCTTGCAGGCGTGCCTTCAGCGGCCAGGCCACGGTTTCGGCGCCAGTGCCCCCGATCAGGTCGCGCCGGTAGCCTCCGATGTAGCTGTAGGTCGGATTGTTGTGGTAGCGCCGCGCGGTCTGGTCGTAGAGCCCCCAGAGATAATCGTCCTCGTCGCCGAATTCCTGGAAGCGGATGCCGTTCGTCCAGTTGCTCCCGAGGAACTTGGCGTGGTTCATGTCCCGGTAGCGGCCGTAGCCATGCGCCGCCACGACCGCGCGGCGGTCCGTGAGCCTGCCCGCGGCCCAGCGCGCTTCCGCGTCGGTCGGATCGCCGAACTGGTCGTGCGTCTGAAGCAGGACAAAGCTCGCTGTGGCCGGATCGCCCGCGGTGATGGCGAGGTGGAAGCCGGTCGTGTCGCCATCCGAAATGGTGATCGTGCCGCTTTCGCCGGGGCCGACCGTGACCGTGCCGAGCCCGCCGGCACGGGGTTCGAGGTTGATCGTAAGATCCGGGCTGTCATTGATCAGCTTGAAGGTGCCGTAGCTCTCCGCGCCCGCCGCGCCGCGCCCGTTGTCGTCGTAGAACAGGTTGTGGATGACGAGCGCATTTCCTGATGCCGGATCGTGATCGGCGGGCCAGAGCGGCAGTCGGTTCTCAGCGAAGTTCAGCTCGTGCGGCTGGAGCAGAATGGTTCCGCTGCGCGGTCCGGCACGATAGGTCGCCTCCGTCATGAGGCGATCCTTCGGGAGGATGTAGGTCAGCCCGCCATAGCGCACATTGCTGTGCTGGAGCTGCACGGTCTGCTGCATCGGCGTCAGGGCTGCCGAGGTGCCGAACATGGCGGTGCTGCGATCCAGGACGGTGATGGCCGTGGAGCCTGGCACGGCGGTTCCGCTGTCATCGGTAACGGACCATTCGACCGTTTCATCGTTCGCTCCGCCTGCCGCGTAAGAGACGGCCGTGTCTCGGATTACCGTGCCGGTCGAGGAGACGGACCAGCCGGGCGTCGAGACCGCATAGCTGTAGGGCAGCGCGCCGCCAGACGCGACGATGACGAAGCCGACCGTGTCGCCGTCCTGCATGGTCGCGGCGGTCGGCGTGGCGGCGGTCGAGAAGGTGCCAGGCTGCGGCTGGACCGGCGGCGCGGGAGTGATCCCGAAGGCGGGAAAGTAGACCATATGCGGGGTCTCCTTACGCTGCGCTGATGGTGACTGAGATGTCGGATGCAAAGGCATCCGCGGTGTCTGCGACGGTCTCGACGCCGAAGATCAGCGCGCCTCCGGAGGCCTTCAGCTGCAGCTCGACTTCGTTCTTCGCGCCCCCCTGAACGGCAGTAGCAACAACAGCGCTTTCCGCCCCGTCGCGGACCTGCTGGCCGCCGTAGGAGAGATTGCCGCTAAGACCGCTTTGCAGCGAGGCTTGGTCAATCGCGACCGTGGCGACCTGGTTGCCCGCGTCGTCGAAGAAGTCGAACGGCAGCGTAATCATGCCGGTCGACACGAGCCGTTCGTTTGGCGAGGCTAAAGAACCCGCATTGTCGTCGGAGAACGTGTGAGTGAAGTTTTGCGCCCCACCACCGCCACCGCCCGTGACCAGAACAGCGCCCGGAATCCCGATGCTGACCGAGTTGCTGCCGCTTTCGCGGGTCCACGTGACGACAGGCGGGTCCTGCGTATCGTCGATCGAGATATCGACGAAAGGATCGGCGCTCGATCCCGTGCCGCCAGTCGGCAGGTCGGGGAAGGCCCCCGTCAGATCTTCGTCCTGCGGGTTCTCTCCGTTCGGATCGCTCTCGATGAAGCGCCGGACCTTCCGCGCGGTGACATTGCCGCTCTGGTCCTTCTCGACGATACCGACGGTGCGGGCCGGATCGATCCGCTGGCCTTGCAGGGTGGCGATGGAGTCGCGCGCGGTCTGGTCGACGGTGCGTGCTGCGGACCACTCCGCCTCGCTGAGCGGCGTGCGGCCTGCGGCGGTCTCGACGTCGACATAGGACTGATAGGCGCTTCTGCCGTCAGCGCCGTCAGCGCCGGGCGCGCCGTCTTGGCCATCAGCGCCTTGCAGGGAGGCAAGCCAGTCGGCGAGCGAGAGGGGAGTTCGTCCTGCGGCTTGCTCCTGCTGGACATACAGACCGTAAGCGTCGAGACCGTCGGCGCCCGGCGCCCCGTCCTGACCGTCACTGCCTTCGAGGGAGAGCAGCCATTCGTTCAGCGGCAGAGGCGTGCGTCCCGCTGCGGTCTCCGCCTCGGCGTAAAGCTCCCATGCGCTCTGACCATCCGCCCCGTCGCTGCCCGGATCGCCCTTCGGGCCGGCAGGCGCGTTCTCGCCCGCCTTCTGCGCGATGACGCCGAGCGGCATGAAGCCGTCGTCGCCGAGAACGTTGCCGTCCGGACTTTCGACGATCGGCACCTTGTGGTGCTCGGACCAGGCGCTCGGTTGCTGGTTGGGCGTGACGAGGCGTTCTTCCGCCATGGCAGGACTCCTGTTCGGGAAGAGGGGAGGGAAAGTGGGCGCGCCTAAGCGGGCTGGTGCGTGTAGGGCTTGACGGTAGGCTGAGGCCCTTCGTCGGGCAGCGGGCTCTCAGGCAGGGCGGAGAACTCAATCGGCACCGTGACGCGCATCAGCGACCGGCCCTTCCGGCTGCCGATCGGCGTCGTCGAGATCGAACCCGGCAGGAAGCGAACCGCATAGCGCCGCTTCACCGCGAAATAGAACGGTGATGCGACCGTCCAGTTGAACCAGTCACCGCCCGCCTCATTCAGGAATGTCCGAAGGCGCGCGACGTCGATATCGTCCATCAGCCATTTGACCTTGAACCGGTGAAGTTGGCGCCGCCGGGTCCTCCGCTGCCGAGCGACACCGCTCTCGAACTCGGTCCGCTCGATCCCGGTATCGGTCTCGCCATTCCAGCTTTCGAAGATCGGCGTGGCGAAGCCGCCGGTGCCGGGGAGCGTGAGAGTGCTCATGCGTAGACCCTTTCGTCATAGGCGTAGCCGCTGATCTCGAAGGTGAGGCCGCTGCGCTGGCGGACGTCCGTCACGATCATGTCGATCCACTCGCCTGCGGCCGGGCGGAGGATGGCGAGAACGCCGCCCTCGCTCGCATCGTCGAATGCGCTCGCAGGGAAGGGCAGGGCGGAGCCGCTCGGAGTGGTGTAGAGGTAGAGATTGCCCGAGGCGGTCATGGTGTGCGGGCCGTAGGCTCGGCCTCGGCTGTCGCGGATCATAACCGGGACCTGTCCGGTCTCCTCGAAGGGCTGGTCGATGCCGATCCATGTCGGACCGTAGCCCGTGACGACGCGGCCCTCGCCGGCGTCGAGCCAAGGCGCCGCGACATGGATCCGCTCGCCTCGCTCGACAAGGCGCCCCTCCTGCTCGGTCGCGAAGGTGATTCGGGTGTGGCGCAGGAGCTTCTGCTTCCAGAGCCGCTGGGCATAGGCCAGAGCGGCCGCGCGATAGGTGAAGCAGAACAGCTTGCGCCGCGTCGGCCGGATCGCGCTCGTCGGCCACGTCACGGCGTCGACCACGCCGGTATCGGGGTCTCGAAACTCGATCGTGAAGCCGTCCTCGTCGCCTTCGGCGCCGACTTGCGACGTCATCTTGAGAGAGCCCGCGACGATGTTATCCGGCGAGAAGAGGGTCGAGACCGTCGGCTTTGCCTTGTCATGGTCGACCGCGAGCTTGTTTCCGCGCCAGACCGGCTCGGCGTGCACGAACTGCCCGACCGAGCGCAGCGCGTCGTAGATCGTCGTCTCGGTGTCGAACACGCCGTTGGCGCCCGGCACGTCGAGGTCCCGCAGCGCATCGAAGGTCTCGTCTTCGATTTCCGAGAAAGGCCGCCCAACGGAGTAATCGGCATTGCAGTAGATGTCGGCCATGACATGCGCCGGGTCGGCCGTGCCGGTGGTCTGGCCGGTGTCATAGCGCTCGATCCTGCGCGTTGCCGTGACCTGAATGCGCTGCTGCGCGCCGCTCGACAGCTCCTCGGCCGAGGACAGCTTCACGACGAGCAGCGTGACCTCGCCATAGGCGGGCGTGCCGGCGGCGTGCTTGATGTAGCCCTTGAGCCCGGTCCAGAGCGTGCGGCTCGCCGAGCTGGTCTCTTGGTCTCCGCCGACGCGGCGGGCCTCGGCGAGATACCGCCCGGCCGGCACGTTGTAGCCATAGGTCAGGCGGATCGGATCGTTGGTCGAACGGGTCAGGACCGGATCAAAGGTGATCGGGCTGCCCGTCACGTTCCCGTCGTCGTCGATCGGCGTCATGCGGAAGCCGAGCGTAACGGTGTTGTTCGCGAGGCTGCCGTCATCGTTCGAGGTGAACAAGCCGCTCGGCAGCTCGATGTCGAACTCGATCCGGTCAACGGTCTTGCCCGGTGGGCAGGTCACGAAGGGCCCGGCATAGCTGCCATTGTCCTGCGCGCCGCCCGAACCCTCGACCGTGCCGCTGAACTCGCCCGTGACGGAGAACTCTCCCATCACAGTGACGGCGTTCCCGCTGACCGAGACGACGTTATAGATCCCGTCCACGTCGCCGGTCGTCGTGGCATAGGTGGCCGGGCCGTTGCCGCCGGTCGGCTGGGAGCCGGACACGGTCACGGTGCCGCCGGCGCTGATGCCGAGCGAGTCGGGAGAGGCCTGCAGCGAGAGGACGCCGCGTCCCTGGCTGTCGTTCGAGACGTAGAACGTCGTGACGTCGTAGTCTGCGGCCGGGTCCGACTCCAGCGGCTGCTGCGCGACCTCGCCCGACGTGTAGACGTCCTCGTGCACGCCGAACTCGGCTTCGATCTTGCCGAGCTGGCGGTTATGCTGCCCGGGTCCGAACATGCGCCATGAGAGGATCGAGGACGGCAGCGCCTTGGCATTCGTCCCGCCGACATACAGGTCCAGAGAGGACCCGTCATAGAGCCCGGCGCCGAGGCAGAAGATGAAATACCGCATCTCCTTGTTGTTCAGAAACTTACGGTAGGAGATGGAGGCGAGGTCCGGCGCGCGCTTCACCCGGCCGTACTGGACCGGGATCACGGCGCCGAGGCGCGCCTGGTTGGTCTGCACGCCGACCGAATAGACCTGCGAGGGCTCCGGCGCGCCGACGAAGGTGGGCGGCTTGGGGGAGATCAGGTTCGTGATGATTGCGGAAGCGACCGCAATGACGATGTTCACCACGAGCGCGAGCTGGCCGGGCGACACTGCGACGATGACAGCCTCGTCGTCTGCGAGCGGCCGGCCCCAGTCTTCGATCTCGGTTCCGTCTTCGGTGAAGGCCTTGGCCTTCCGGCCCTTCGAGCCCTCCGGGAACTGCTTCGCCATGAAGTCGGCGATACTGCCTTCGTGCGCGAAGGTCTGCTGCTCGTCGGGGTGACGAACGTCAGCGCATAGCTGGATCAGAGCCATGTGTAGAACTCCGCGTTGAAGAAGGTGCTGTCCTTGAGCCGAACGTGCTCAACCCCGCGGGGCTTGTTCGCGTGCAGGATGCCCCCGGCGAGGACGACGCCGGCGTGATAGATCGCCTCGCCCGCGACACAGAGCGCGACCGCACCCTCGCGCGGCTCGCATTGGGTCCATTCCGGCAGGTGCTGCGCGAACCCTTGCGAGACGCGACGGATCGAGCCCGGCGCGATCATCGGATCATAGGGGGCGCGATACCCGGCCATGCCGAGGGCGAGCAGCACGAGGCCGTAGCAGTCCAGCCCGGCCCGCGTTCTCCCGAGGCCTACATAGGGCGTGCCGACAAGGGCGTTGACGACGGAAGCGGCATCGGGGGCGGCCACACGAAGTGGTCCGCCCCGCGAAGGGGTCAGCGGCATGCGCGCATCCTTATCTGTGGGACCCTGAGGACGCGCGGGGCGCGACGCCGGGCACGGGTGGGGAAGGGCCGTGCCCTAGAGACGGCCGGTCAGAAGTCGCCCGGGCTTCGCGCGATCCTGCTGGCGAGGTCGATCACCTTCTTGTCGCTGAACCGGGGCTCGGCGACGGTAGGAACCGGCGCGCCGATCTCTTCCTTGTCGGCCCGCGTCAGGAAGCAGGACCGGAACATCCCGTCATACATGACGATGTCGTAGATCGCCCGGATGGCTGCCGCCGATCCGCCCGCCGCGAGCTTTCCGGCGGCCTCGGTGCTGATCAGGTAGAGCGGATCGTCCGACTCCTCGGACTGAAGCACGGTGACGAACTCGTTCAGGACTTCGAGAACCGGTTCGCTCATGCTGCCTCCTCAAGCGTCTTGCCGAGCCGCTTGGCGAGCCAGCGCAGCCCCTTCGGCGTGCAATAGGCCTGATACCGGGCCTTGTCGTCCACCACCGTCATGCGGACCGTGAAATAGCCCTTCTCGCGGTAATAGACCTTCGGCACGAGCGTCTTGCCCTCGTAGAAGAAGATGCCCGCCTTGAGGAAGGCGAAGAACTTGCCGTCCGGCTCGTTCAGGGCGCGCGCGGCGCCTCGAAGGTTGATCAGCCCGTCCGCGTTCATGAACCGGTCGTAGAAGTCGGTCTTCGGCTTGGCCGCCTCGATCTGCTTCTCGGCCTGTTCGATCTTCTCCGTCAGCTCGCGGTTCACCTCGAAGAGCTGGATCGCGACCTTGTTCATCTGGAGCGGGTCGCGGAGGTCGATCTCCACCGGGGCTTTCCGCAGCTCCTCCTCCATGGCGTTGAAGGCGGCGATGTATTGCCGCTTCCACTTCAGCGCCTTCGCGCCGGTGAATCCCATGGCGAGCAGGGTGAAGCCGTCACGGTCCATGCTGTAGGCCCGGGTCTGGCGGGTGCCGCCATTGCCGGTCGGCACCTCGACGGACACAAGCTCAAAATTGAGCCCGAGTAGATCTGGCTCCTCGTCGATCAGCCGGTCGATGTCGCGAAGGACGTTCTTATGCTCCTTGCCGAACGCTTCGGCGATGTCGCGGCTGTCGGCGCGGACCGAGTCGTCCTTCACGAACAGGGTGGTCTTGATCAGATCGCTCATGCGGCTTCTCCCGTCAGTGCGCGCGCTTCTCTCCAGATCGCGCCGTGGTCCCAGTCGAGCATCTCGTGACCGCCCACGGCGGCGACGATGAGCTTGGCGGCGAAGTCGGCCGCGCAGGTGGAGGGCATGTCCTTGAGGCGGTCGCGGATCGCATCGGCCTCGTGGTAATAGAGCCGGTCCAGCGTCTCGGCGCTCATGCGGACTCGGCCCTCGGCGGCCGCCGCCGCGAACAGGTCGCGGTGACGCCGGTAGAGCCGCAGGATCTCCGTGTCTTCGGTTTCGGGCGGGGCGGGCAGGGCGGAAACGTTGCTCTCGCTCATGCCGCTTCTCCCATCAGGCTGCGCGCTTCCTTCAGGAGAGCGTCCGCGTATTGGTCCGCCACCAGGTCAAACCCGTGGAGCGTCGCCACGAGCAGCTTCGCGGCGAGGTCCGTTGCGCAGGCGGACGGCAGCGCCATGATCCGGTCCCGGACCTCAGCCGCCTCGCGGTAGAACAGGCGCTCGAGAACCTCGTCGGTGTCGTCGGGATAGACCGCGCCCCCCACGAGGAGTTCGCGGTACTTGCGGAACAGGCGAAGGATTTCTGTTTCGCCCCGCTCGGGCGTCTCAGCCGGGGCGGGCAAGATGTGGATAACGCTGTTCGGGTTCATGCCGGCACCCGCTGCGCCGCTGCCGCGATCAGGCGGGCTGCACGCGCGCCGCTGTCCTCTCGCGCCGCTCTCGCCTCGGCCTGTTCCGCGACGCGAAGGGTCTCGGCCCGCAGTTTCGCATTGCCTGCACCGGTCGCCGGGATGCGCGCGGCTTCCTCGCGGGCGATCTCTGCGACCAGCAGCGCCAGACCGGCGAGGTTCGTGCTAGGGGTGGGGGTAGCTCGTGTCATGGGTGTCTCCATGGTTCGGGTTAGGCCGGGCGGTGGCGGTGGTGCGCCCCGTCCGGCTGACACATAACTTATATGCCTTATGCGCGTTGTCAATATAACCGTGCTGGGTTATATGCGTTTTATGGCCCGTCCTCCGAAGCTCACCGAGAAGAAGCTGCTCACGCTCACGCCTGAGCTGGCACAGCGTATTTCCGATTTCCGGTTCGCCAGGCGCATTCCGTCCGAGACAGAAGCCATTCGGCAGCTGATCGAGGCGGGCTTGCGAGCCGAAGAGAGCCGCTCGCAGTGAAGCGAGGTTTCCCCTTCACCGAGCGATGGTGGTGGGCGCTGATGGGTCTTTTGCTTATGGCCTGGCTGGTGTCGCGCGTGTTCGGCTGAGCCCACCGCCCTGCCGCCGGGGCTTTATCTGCCGCGTTCGTTGCGCCAGCCTTACGGCTCCGCAACGAAAGACAGCCCTATGAAGATGTTCACCGCCGCCGCTGCGGCACTGCTCGCGCTTGGCTCTATCGCTCAGGCGGCAGATCTGAGCGCCGATGAATGCCGCGCAAAGCTCCAGACAGTCGACGAGGCCGGACTTCTGAAGGGGAGCGATGACACCGATCCGAACGCTTTCAGGATCATCGTGGACGGCGGTGTGTGGAAGGAACTCGATTTCCGGGCAAAGACAATGATCGCCGAATGCTTCAACACAGTGCTTCTTGGAGAGCGCTCTGGAAAAATGCTGTCCTTGAAGTTCATGGATCACCGCTCAAACGAGGTGATCGGCCGCTTCCCGCCTTACAGAGAGTAGGCTCGCTTTAGTCCTCCGCGTCGCCGCTCATCAGCGACGCGGGCACGAACAGCTCGGGACCGAAATCCCCGACTCTATAGAGGTGCTGCCGCTTGCCGCGGGCGGAGCGGCGCGCCTTCCGGATTACGGCCTTAGCGAGTGTGCGGATCATGGGGCTCTCCTTCTGCGCGCCTAACGTGGTGGTAATCGGCGGCGCGGTCCAGAGGCCGGGCTCAGCTGGCGGCGTGCTGGACTCTCGCAGCGAGCGCATCCTACGAAGTGAAGCGGCGGCCCGTTGGAGGGGCCGCCGTCACCTGAACCAGCCATAGGGGGCTGGATATCGCGCGATGGTCGCAGCCTATGGCCGTGCCCTGCGTGCGTCCAGCCCCCGCCGATCCGGAGGGGCCTTCAATGGCGAAAGATTCGATCGAAATCATCTGCCGCGCGTGCGACTGCGCCGTCGAAGCTGTCGAGGATCCGGAGGGCGACGACATTGTGACCTGTCCGTCCTGCGGGGCGAGTGACCCATTCGCAGTGGTGATGGAGAAGGTCTCGGACGAGCTGTCGGAGGTGGTCGGCGACAGCCTCATCGGAGAACTGGCGGACGGCCTCGGCAATTCGTCCTCGGTCAAGGTGACGCCGAAGCCGGACCGACAGAGCGGGTACAAGTTCACCTTCCGGCGCGATCCCAGTCATTCGAAATACCTCCGTTGAGCGGCGTCACCTGACCAGGCCCGGGAAATCCGTCGCCCGATACACCATCCGCGGGAAGGCGCGGTTCACGATGTCGGCCCGGTTCGCCACGCCGGACAGCGTGTCGCCCTTCAGCTCGACCGCACCGAGGGACAGCGTGATCGGATCGCTCGCGGCGACGAAGGCGCCGCCCCAGCCGGTCGGTGCGCCGGGATGCACGAGATAGGTGCAGAGCTGAGCCCGGATCGGAACCGGCGCCTCGTCCCACCGCCATTCCAGCGCGCGGCGCAGCTCCTTGCGCATCTCGCCGGTGTCGATCGCCAGATTGATCGACATGTCCTGCCGCCCGCTGCCGTCCTTCGAGGGTAGGGAGCATTTGAACGGGTAGGGCTGGAACAGGAGCTTGTAGCCCGCACCTGCTACGGTCCCCTCGAACGCCTCGGAGTGGTTCGTGAAGCCGTAGCGGCCGCTCGCGCCATTGGTGAAGGCGGGGTGATAGAGCTCCAGCCCCTCCGCCTCGATGAGGTCGGACGGCGCATGCGTCCAGCTGCGCTTGAGGTCGTCGGCCGTGGGCATGGATCAGAACCCCTGCCTGGTCAGGCCGTAACTGTCTTCGAGCATACGGGACACCGGGCCGCGGCTGGCGAAGTCGGCCTGCATCGTCTCGACGGTGATCTCGACGTTTCCGCGCCCGTCATCCGTCGCGCGGGCATGGGTGCCGGGCGCGAGGTTGTTGACCGTGACGTTGGCGCCGCCGCCCGCGCGCTGCGTCGCGGCGTTGCTGGCGATCGTCCCTGCCGTCGACGGCATGAAGAGCTCCGGCCCGAACTCGCCGACGAGGTAAGGCTTCCTCGACATGACCGGCCCGCCGGTGGCGCGGCCGAACAGCGAAGAGACGAAGCCGCCAATGCCGCCGCTTCCACCGCTCCCGCCGAAGAGGCTGCTGGCGATCCCGTCCATCAGGCCGTTCAGGGCGCTGTTGAAGACGCTATCGAGCACCCCTGCGAGCGCACCCTTGAAGTCGCCTTGCAGGGCTGCGCGGGTGCCGCGGGAGAAGGCGGAGCGGAACAGATATTCCATGTCCCGCTGAAGCTCTTCGTTCTTTCTACCGTCCTCCCCTTCCCCCCCTTGCTCGCTCGCGAACCCGCCATATTGCGCCATGGCGACACCGACCGCCGTTCCGCCGGTCCGCTTCAGCCGGTCGGCCTTGGCCTGCTCCACGGCGGCGATCTGCCGCTCGGCGGCGAGCCTTGCATCGGCGCCCTCGACGCCGGCCGCATCGAACTCCGCGATCAGGCGGCGCAGTTCGAGCCGTTTCTCGAGGTTCGCGATCTTCTCCCTATCGCCTTCGGCCTCTGCGACCAGGAGAGCGTTCCGCAGTTCCAGATCTTCGCGCATCTGGCGTTCGAGGGCAGCCTGTTGCGCCTTGGCTTCGGCAGTCTCTCGCGCCGCCACGCTCGGCTTGCCGGATCCTCCGCCATCGCCCTGCGCCTGAGCCGTGCGCTCGACCGCCTCGGCTTCCCGTTCGGCGGCCTCGGCAGAGACACGGTTCTGCTCGGCGATTAGCGCGCCGAGGTTCGCACGGCGCTCCTGCAGCTCGGCCAGGCGCTGCTCGACCTCGTCCTGATCCCGCTTGGCCAGCGGGACGAAACCCAAATTCGCGTCGAACAGTCCCCCGTCCTTCATCCGCTGGAGCTTGTCCTCCATGAAGGCGATCTCGCGGTTCGTCTTCTGGTACTGCGCCGTCAGGTCTCCTGCCTCGGCCCGGCGGTCGACCTGTGCCCGCGCGTTCCTGAGCTCGAGGAAGTCGCGGAGTTTGCCCGCCGCGAAGTCGATCTCGTCGGCGAATCGGTTGAGTTCAGCTGTGCCTGTGTCGCGGAGCAGGCCGAACAGCCCGTCGAGCTCGCGTTTCGCGTCCGCCGCTGCGGCCACGGTGTCGTCCGCCATGATGCGGCCGACCCGCTCCCATTCGTCACCGGTTCGGCGGATGTAGCCTTCGCCTTTGACGAGGATGGCGTTGATCTGGTTGCCTTGTTCACCAACCAACTGAGCGCCCAAGGCCGCCGCTCGCGACGCATCATCAAGCCGGGCGAGGGCATCAGCAATCTTCACGAATTGCTCGTCCGACCTCAGACCTTCGAGGTCTTTGAGCGGAATGTTGAGTTCCTGAAGCGCTTCCGCCGCCTCGCCTGTGCCGTAGATCAGCGCTTCGCCGATCCGCTCGTTCATGTCGGTCAGGACGTCGACGGCGGCTTGCCCGTCCTTGCCGACCGAGCGGAAGGCGGCCTGAATACGCTGAAGTCCGCTCGCCGAAGTGTTCGTCTGCTGACTGAGCTCTTCGAGCTGCCGGGCCGTGGCGAGAGCCTCCCCAGTGAACTTGCCCAGCGCCGCCCCGCCCGCCGCCGCGCCGGCGGCGAGCGCCGTCGCGCTCGTGGCCGCGAAGCTCTTCAGTTTGCCTTCCGCGAGGGCGAACCGGCGCTCCATGTCGCCCGCGCTCTCCTTCGTCTTGTTCCGGAGCCGGTCGATCTTGTTGAGCGCCTCGTCGACCTTGGCTTCGAACTCGATCTTGATCGCGCGCAGCTTCATGCCTGTTCTCCGGTCATCGCATCAACTCCTCGTCGAACCCGTCCCAAGCCTCGGCCCATCCGGCCGCCAGCTCGTCGTCGGTCAGGTGGTCAGGCGGGGCCATCTCGCCGGAGGCGCGCGAATGGATCTCGCGCATGAGCCGGGCGTATCGGACGGCGGTGCCGGTGTGCTGATACCAGGTCAGTTCATCGACCAGGTGCGGGGGCGTGCCGCCTATGTGCGCATGGAGCGCGTAAGCGTCTGCCAGATCGAAGCGGCGCGACGCAGCGCGCCCCGAAGCTTTCCCGGCGCCTCCTCGTCGGGAGAGACGCCTTCGAGTGCGGCAGCTAGGATGACCGTCGCGCAGGCGCGGATCTGCGCGAACGGCATCTCCTCGACCATGCGCTCCGCGAGCGGCTCGGCCGAGGAGCGGTGCATTCCGCCGCCGATCAGCCCGAGGCGGAACAAGTGCGGCGCGACCTTGGCGAGGTGCTTCGGATTGGTGTTCCGCACCATCTCGGGAATGTCGAACAAGTCGGCGCCACTGTCCTCCTGGAGCCGATCCAGCTCGACGAGCCGCAGCCTGAAGGTGCGAGGCTCGCCCAGCACCTTCAGCTCGACCGCGTTCCGGGTATAGGCGCTCATGCGGTCAGGGCTTGGAAGATCGCGCTGGCGCCGATCGGCGCATCGTCGTGCCAGTAATCGACCTTCCCGTCGCTTTCGAAGTTCGCCGAAAAGGTCTGGAGACCGCCGCTACGCGAAGCTCCCCAGGTCAGGGAGGTCAGGACAAAGCGTCCGGCGAGATACCAGTTCATGATGCCGGTCGGGTTGTTGTCAGGGGCCTGCATCGAGAACAGGCCGATCTTCTCGCTCGCTGTCGAGTCTAGCCAGGCCGAGAACAGCTCGCGATCATTGAGCGCGAAAGTGCCCTGTGCAGAGAACGTCGCGCCTTGGCTGAGGACGCTGGTCGCCATCCAGGCCGGTGCCATGAAATTGGCCGCATCGGGCACCGCATCGCGCTGGGTGCTTCGCGTGATCTCGCCCGTGACCTCCTCGAAGGTCGCGAGCATAGTGATCTTCGGCGTCGCCGCGCCGTCGCTGTGGATCATGCGGGCCTTGCCGCCCGGAAGGGTGTTCTTCGTCGCCATGGTCGGGCTCCTGTTCAGGCGGTTTGGGTGAGGCGGGCGCGGTATTCGAGCGCGGTCGTCCAGAGCTTGGGCGAGCCGGTCTCGGGGGAGAGCGGCGCGCCGATCCGCTCCCAGAGCTCAAGGGATGCCCCCTTGGGGAAAATGCCGTCGCGGTCGGACAGCGCCGTCATCACGGCGGAGACGATCTCGGTCATCCGGTCGTCATCGGGTGCCTCGTCGTGCACCGTGACGGCGATCTCGATCTCGGAGCCCGGGTGCCCCGCTAGGGTGTCCTCGAACTCCGCCGTGACGCCGACCGTGATGTAGGGGTGCGCCGTCGATCCGATCTTGAAGGTGCCGGGCGCGTAGATCCGCTCGCCGACGAGGGCGGCCAGATCAGGCGTCTGGTTCAGGGTCCTGATCACTGCTCCACGCATCGGGCTGCGGAGATCCAGTCTCTTCATAGGCGTAGCCCTCACTGATCAGGAAATCGGCCATGTCCTGCGGCAGGTGATCGGGCACGAGCAGGGTGCGGCCGTTGATGTAGAACCGGGCCGAAGTCTCGGTCAGTTCTTCGCGGTACGTCTTGGTGATGGTGATCTTCATCGCAGGACCTTCTCTTTGACCTTGTCGAACAGGCGGATGATCTTGCGCCGGCTCTTGTTGAGGGCGGGGCGCATGAAGGGGCGTTCGGCCATGCGGGAGGTCCCGTATTCGAGCGCGGCGCTGTAGGGCGCGCTGCTCATGACCTCGGCGCTCAGCTCGCCGGTGCGGCGGGAGAGGATGCCGCGCTGAAGCTGGCCCGTGTCGGTGTTGGGCGGCTCGCCCGGGCGCGAGGGAACGTGGTTCTGGCCGCTGGTCGAGCCTTGCGAGACGAGGTGCTGCGCCTCCGCCTTGACGATGTCCGCCGCGACGAAGACCGCGCGCCCCGCCTCCTTGCGCGTCTCGCGGGAGAGCCCGGAGAGCGCCTTGTCGAGCTCCCGCACGCCTTCGACCTTAACCACGGACGATGCGTGCGCCGTTGGCCTTCACGATATAGGCCCCGTTCGCCTTGACGAGCGGGATGGAGGGCGGGCGGATCGGTGCCGGGGTCGCGGCCTGGCTCATGGTGACGTCGATAACCCAGAGCACGCCGCCGCTGTCCTGCGAGGCGGATCCGGCCTCGTAGCGGTTGCCGTCCTGATCGATCAGCTGCGCGTCGAGGTCGTCGCTCGGCGAGATGATGCCGGTCAGGCCCCGCGCCTCGATCTGCGCGCGCAGGGGCGCCTGGAGGACGCGCATCACGGCCTGTTTGCGGGTGACGCCGTCCTCGGTGACGGTCCGGGTGCCGAGCTGGTATTTGATCGGGACGGTATAGGTGTCGAGCACGACGACCTTGCCCTCGTCGGTGATCGCGGTGCGCGTCGTGACGATCGAGCCGTCCCGGTAGAACGTGCCGAGCCCGGCCGCGAACATGCTGCTCAGGTCAACCATAGAACCCTCCCACAGCGCGCGGACCGCCGCCCAGAGACGTCGCAAGAGCGAGAAGGCGCTGGCCATAGGACGTCCTCTCGTAGAGCGAGGCGCTGGCCTCGGTCGGAGCGAAGTTCAGCGAGGCGTCGCCGCTCCTGGCGCTGGTCACGCCGGCGCTGCGTTGCGCGACGAGCTTCCCCTCTTCGCCGTGCCCGTTCAGCGTCAGCTCATGCGCCGCCGCGAGAAGCGTGGCGCGGTCGATCTGATCGCCGAACAGGTCCGCCGACAGCGACGGGACCGCCAGCGCGTCGAGCACCGCCCCATCGGGCGCCTCCGCGAGCAGCGGGAACCGCTCGCGGAAGGTCTGGAGGTCCGCCGCCATGGCTTAGGCGCCGTCGCGGTAGACGATTGCCTTCGGCTTGTGGACGTGCGGGGCGCCGACACGCAGCGCGCCGGGGACCATGAAGCCGAACGCGCCGTATTCGCGCGGGTCGAAGAAGGTGAAGCGCTGCGCCATCGGCAGCGTCACGACGTCTTCCTCGTTGCGGTAACCGACCATGCGGGTCTTGCCGCTCGCGCCAGCCGTCTCCGCCTCGATCGGGGTCCGCACCATCGGCGCCTGGCCCGTATCGTCGGTGTAGGGGTTGTTGGCCATGAAGAAGGCCCAGATCGTCGTATCCGAGGCGTCGGACAGGCGGGTCTGCGCGAGCAGGCGCTTGATCGACGGCGGGAGCAGGACCGTGTCCGGGCGCTCGACCTCGTTCGTCTCCGCGAGCGGGATCGAGAGGAGGTCGAACAGGTCGGCGAGGATGGCATCCCGACCGGCCTGCGTCTTGATCTTCTCCGCGAAGGTGCGCTCGGTCGCCGTGGAGCCGGAGACGTTGGCCGCAGCGACGGAGGGATGGTTCAGCAGGCCGGAGACGCCCTTCTCCCCGGAACCATTGATGACGAGGCGCTGCACGAAGCGCTCCGCGACGAGGCGCGCCGCGTTCGCCTTGCGGGTCTGCAGGGCGGGCTGGCCCGGACGGGAGGGCAGGGCCGCAGCCTTGTCGATCTCCCACTGCGTGTAGTCGTAGCCCACGCCAGCGGTGAAGATCGGGCCGGTGGCGCTGTCCTGCGACACGGTCACGAGCGGGACGCTGTTCGTGTTGTTGGACAGGAACTCGGCTTTGCCCGCGATGTCGAACTCGTCGTAGCGGACCGAGTCGGCGAAGGCGGCGATGCTCTCGTCGACCGTGATCAGCTCGGGATAGGTGATCTGACCGTAGGTCTTGGAGAGGACGATGTTCGAGACCGCTTCGGCCTCGCGTGTGACGAAGGCGAGGGCCGCCGCCGCGTCTCGGAAGTTCTGGTAAGTCATGAAGGAGGTTCCTTGAAGAGGGGCGGCCGCCCTTCTCGGGCAGGCCGGAGGCTCGGCTCAGACGGCCGCGTTACTTGAGGTTGATGCGGACCAGGTCGCCGGCGGAGCCGCTGTCGACGTAGGTTGCGCCGCCGGGGAACTCGTTGAGCCCGGTCGGGCCGAACGTGCCGTCATCGGCGAAGGTCACGCCGTCACCGGCAGAGACGGCTTCGCCTGCGGTGATCCAGAAGGTGCCGCGCGTGCAGATCGTGGCGGTGTCGCCGGCCTTGTACTGCTCGCCATTGCCCGCCGGGACGAGCGGGTCGCGGTAGACGATGCCGAGCGGCGAGGCGCCGGCGCTCATCACGTCCGCCTCGCGGTCGGTCGTGCCCTGCACCGCGACTGCGCCGAAGGGCAGGTCAGCCTCTGCGGTCAGGCTGCGGGCGTCGTAGTTTTCCATCGTCGCGCGCGCGCCAGGGGCGCCCACGGCGGGGTCGAGGTCGTAATTGTCGATAGCCATGATCGAGCTCCTGTCGTGGCCGATAAGGGGGAGGGTGCTGCGGGTGAGGGAGAGCGCGCCCGGCGCAGCGACCGGGCGCGTCAGAAGGCAGGCGCGGGGCCTAGAGGGGGATTAGGCCGCGCGGTTGCGCTTCGGGTGCAGGAAGGCGTCCTGAGCCGCGAGGGCCTTGGCGCGGTCTGCATCGGCGTCGCCGGTCATACGGTCCTCGTCAGCGCGAGGGGCGGGGGAATGGCTGCCGTAGCCTTCCGAACCGGAGACTGAGGCCATCTCGTCGAGGCGCGCCGTGATGGCCGTGTCGACGTTGTCGCCGAAGCGCTCTTTCAGGCTGTCATAGGTCGCCGTGCCGCGCTTCTCCTTGAAGAGCGCGGCCCGGTCCGCCGCGGCGTCGCCGGTCGGCTTGAAGTTCGAGACGCCGAGCTTCTTCGCCATGTCCTCGAGGCCCTGCCGGTCCTTCGCCATCTTCTCGGCGGCAGCGGCGACGGCTTCGGGGCTGGACTTCGCTTCGAGATCGGAGACCTGCGCGCGCAGCTCCTCGATCGTGCCGTCGCGGGCGGCGAGGTCGGTCTGTGCGGTGTCGCGGGCCTGCACGGCTGCGTCGCGTTCGGCCTGCACCGTTTCGAGCGCACGGTTCGCGTCGCGCATGATGCGCTCCACAAGCTCGGCGTCGGCGAGAGCGAGAGTGACGGCCGAGCCGTCGAGGGTGATCGTGCGCGTCGTCATGGCGCTGTCTCCTGTGCTGCTGGGGGTGCCGGTCGGCTGGGAGCCTTCCCCCGCCAAACCGGCGGCGCGGGGGTCGGAAGTCGAGACGCCGAAGGCGTAGCGCTTGTCGTCGCCGATCCGGGCGTCAGGGCCGGCGCGACCGCGCGGCACGATTGCCACATGATCTGCAACGATCGAGCGCATCACGCCGTCATAGGGGCCGTGCTTCGGGTCGGTGCCGGGCGTCATGTCGAGGCGGCTCATGTAGCCCGCGGAGAGCTCGCGCTCGCCGCCCTCGATCGTTTCGATGGCCTCGGCCGCGTCGATGACGAGGTTCGCGGTGAAGTGGTCGCCGGAGGCCAGCGTCTCGCGCCCCATGTCGACCGGGTCGACGTTGCCCACGGTGTATTTGCGGAGCGCCGCGCCGTCGCCGCGGACCGGCTCATTCGGGTGGCCGATCGTGACCGGCGCGCGGGCGAAGCTTTCGAGGCTGGCCCGGTCGAACACCTCGTCGGACGGGCGGAGGATGCGGTAGATGCGGTCCTCGCCGCCGATCTCGCTCCCGTGGTACTCGTAGATCCCGTCGCGCGCGATCCGCGCCTTGGCGACGAGCCTGCCCCACTGGTCCCGCTTCGTGCCGGAGATCGTCACCTTATCGGCGACAAGGATATCGGGCATCGGGCCCCTCCTTTCAGGCAGAGAAAAGCCCCGCTCGGTGGCGGGGCTGGTGTCGGTGCTGGTCTGCCGGAGGAGGGCGGGCGCTTACTGCGGCGCGGCCTCAATGGCAGTGAGCATTTCCGCGAACCGTTCGGGCGGGACCTGCAGGGTGACGGCGCCGCGGCTGCCGGACAGCTTCACGTCGAGCCCTTCGGCGGCGTAGCGCTGCAGCTGGTCTGCGCTGAGCGGGATGCCGCCCTTCTCCTGGATGCGGCTGCCAGAGAGCACCTGCCGGTCGCGAACCCTGTAATCGAGCGAGTCGCCCCCGGCATATGCGTTCTCGAGGAACAGCCAGTCGCTGTGTTCGACCCGCGTGTAGAGCATGACGTACCAGGGCGAGCCCGCTTCCGGCTGCGTCGCGCCGACATTGGCATAGACGCTAGGCCCCAGCCCTATCGCCGTCATCTTCATGATGTTCCGGCCGTCCAGCGTCGCCTGCCCGGTGTATTCGTCCGCTTTGAAGACGACGTCTTCCGTCACCATCGTGCCGCCGGTGGCGCACGCGGCGAGGCTGACAAGGGCAAGGGCGGCTAGGGCTCTGATCATGGGGCTCTCCTTCGGCCCCTAACGTGGTGGTAAACGTCTGGCGGGTCTAGGGGCGGGTGTCAGGTGCAGTTAGTTCGCTTCTTCGGATCCGGCGGCGTTTCTACCGCTCGCTCGACTGACCAACCTTTGTTGAGGCGCTTCTGAATCGCAGACCGACTGAGACCGCTAAGTTTGGAAAGCTGGTGCAGCGATAACTCCTGCCCTCGATAAGCATATCGCTTCGACCCGCGCCTCGCGCCGGATGCCTGCGGAGTGGACAGGAGCTCTTCTGCCCCCCATCCGCGGGCAATTCGATGATGAATTGTCGCGATCGACAAGCCCGACTCTTCAGAGAATTCGCGAACTGTCTTCGTTTGCCCACCTATCGTCACCGTCGGCGTTTCAGTCGGAAGGGCCACTCCCTCCGCCAGAGAAAGCCCTCGCCGCCGCCGCCCGCTCAGCGTTGCCTTGTTCACCCCGTAGCGGCTCGCCGCTTCTGTGAGTGTCAGCGCTTCGCCCGAAACATTCTCTCGCATAGTGGAGCGCTTGTTCCGGTTTTGCTCTTCAATGGTCGCCCAACGGACGTTACCCGGCTCGTAATGACCGTCGACGTCGATCCGATCTAATGAGTGGCGCGCCGAGGGCCGGGGGCCGACACACTCAAAGAAGGCTTCAAAACTCCGGCGCCACTCCTCGCATAAACGAATGCCACGGCCTCCATAGTGCTCGTAGCTGGTGGCGTTCGGGTTCTCGCAACGCTGCCTCATGCCATGCCAAGCGCTATACTCAGGCGCCGTGTCATCCGCTCGCCGCATGCCGTGGCGAACCGCATCAGGGCGGTTGGTAGTGAATTCGGCGCCGTTCAGCGCTATAACGCGCGTAGCCATTTGGACCTCCTCACAGGTTCATCCGGTTAGAGCGCGATCAGAGATTAGGCCCTCTGGTCGCGCTCGTTATTCTATCAGCTCTCCGCCTATTCTCAATACTGCGCGGCTTGTACATTTGCAGTTTATAGGACCGCCCGGAATTTCGCCTCCCGGCGGATCGTTCCACCGGTAAATATTCCCGTCGCGCTCAATGTGGTAATCGCGAGGATTGCTGGACCTGCTGTGAACCCACTTGAATTCTTCGATTCCCGCTTCCTCAGAACGAAGCTGATCAAGCTTGCCTGCTATTTTCCCCGTCTGATCCCGCGCAATGGTGATCGCGCGGCGCCGCCCGATCCCGAACCGCTCGCGCAGATCCTTCGCCAGCTCGCGCCGGGGCCGGTTCTCCGTCACGGCGGCATAGGTGAGGGAGGCGATCTCCTTGCGGGTGTCGTCTGCGAGGCTGCGGATCAGGTCGGTGGCCCATTGCTGATAGGCCGCGATCTGCGCCTCGGTGTTCATCGGCACCATGAAGGCCGGGACGTCGACGTCGGTCGCCGCCTTCGCCGCCGCGCCCCACGCCTTCCGGTGCCAGTCCTCGACCTCCACGGCCCAGCGCCGGACCTGCGGGGCGAGGCGCACGATCAGGACGCCGATTCGCTCGCCCGCCTGGTCGAACCACTGCTGAAGCGGACCATCGTCCGCGATAACACGAAGACGCGCCGAGCTGTCCGTGGTCAGGCCCGCCCCGTCATCGGTGACGAGGCCGCCGCGCTCGAGAAGCGGGAGCAGCTCGTCCTTCACCATCTCGCGCCAGGCCCGCACCACCGAGAACCCGGCGTCCCTGAGCGGCGCTCGCTTCGCCACCGGCACCTTCACGGGCCGGATCTCGATCACGTCGCGGCGGCGGGCCTTCTTGCGCTTCGCGGCGCTCGCGAGGTCGTAGGTCATCAGCGCCCCGGCAGCAGTTCGACGTTCGGCGGGATCCAGTAGAGCGTCAGGAGGTCGAGCGACCAGCCGAGCGGCACGGCCGCGCCCTCGCGCCGGTCGCGCTCGGATATCCCGCCCGCGTTCCGCGCCGCGGAGAAGCGGCAACCGGCCTCGGCGATGATCCGCGTGATCTCCTCCTCGGTCAGCACGATGGTCATTCGCCTTCGGGGTCTTCGCCTTCCCCCTCGCCGATCAGCGGCTCGTCGAGATCGTCGCCAGGCCGGTTCGCAAACGCCTCCGCCGCGCCCGGGAAGGCCGGGTTCGCGGTCAGCTGCGACTCGGCGATGGCCTGCAGCGCAGTACCTTCGACCAGGCCGGCCGTGGCGTAGATGTTCAGCGTCTCGGCGTCGCGCTTGCCGCGCTCGCTCTCTTCGGCCTCAGTCGGGGTCCAGAGCGGGCGCCAGTCCCAGGAGACGGCGTCGGGGTTCACGCCGGCGGCGGGGATCAGCGCCGCGTCGAGCTTCTCGAGGGCAGGGCGCAAGACGTTCTGCTGCGTGCCCTTGAGCGCGTCGTAATAGTTGCGGCTGTCGCTCTCGCCGGTCGAGTTCAGGCCGCCCGGGCTTTGCCCCAGGAGGCGCGTCACGGGGATATCCGCCGCGGCGGCGAGCATCTCGGCGAAGAGGTGCACGACCTGCGGCAGGCCGCCGAACTGCGCCTGCTTCTGGTGCCAGACTTCCTCGGCGTCCATGAGCCCGACGCGGTTCGTCGTCTTGCCGAGCTTCCACGCCGTGAGGCGCTTCGCCATGTGCTGCTCGAAGTTCTTGTCGTCGATCAGCCGCGCCATGAGCTTCGGCACGGCAATCATGTCCTGAAGGGCCTCATCGGTCAGGCTGACGAGGTTGCCCTTGGCCCGGGTGAAGTCGTCCACGGCCTCGAGGAGAACCTGCACGCGCGACATGCCCCAGAGCCGCTTGTTCCAGTCCGTCGCGTTCGGATCCGCAGGACCGTCGAAGCGGATGCAGCGGCTCGCGTGAATGACGGTGCGGGAGCCATCCGTCGTGGTGTAGCGCTCCGGCAGGCCGAATTCAGGGCTGGTCACGTCGCGGTTCGGATCGCCGACTTCGATCTGGCGGCGGTCCAGCACGATCAGGTTCCGCAGCGCGCCGAGGCCGATCCCATCGGGCAGCGGCTCGGACAGGTCGTTGTTCGTCACCATGACGAGCAGCGCGCCGCCGAACACCTGCGCGAGCCGGTGGGCTTTCTCGACCTTCGACCGCACCGAGAGCTCCGCCTCGAGGCGCTTGATCGTCTCGCCGTCCTCGCCGTCCGCCTGCCATTCGCGCCAGTTGCGCGTCATGTCGGCCGAGGGCGCGTCGACGGCCTTCCGCAGCAGCGGGCTCGTCGCATAGGCGTTGGCGATCTGGCGCGCGTCGTAGCGCGGCGGGGTCCAGTAGCTGCCGGTCCCCCGGTCGACGCCCGGCACGCCCTGGCCGGTGAAGACGTTGGCGAGCCCATCGGCGAGGAAGGAACGGACGGCGGACACGGCCTTCGTCATGCGCGTCTCCAATTCTGGCGGACCGGCGCGAGGCACAGGAGGCCGATGGCCTGCGTGCGCTCAAGCGCGGCGAAGGTGACGAGGGCGAGCAGGCTGGCCAGCACCAGGGCGAGGATCACGAAGGCGACCAGCGCGACGAAGACCATGCCCGGCGCGTGGCGGCGGAGCCGGATCACAGGCCGTCCCAGCTGTAGGAGCTGGCAGGAGGACAGGGCCAGAACGCCATCATCACGGCATCGGCCATGTTCGGCGAGCGCGTCCCGGACGGGGTCTTGTTGACCAGCAGCTTCATGCGGGCGCTCTTTCCAGAGGTGGGCTGGCTCAGCTCCTTCTCGAGCTGGCGGAGCCGGGGCATGCCGCCGTCGAGACTGATCATCTCATCGGGCGAGAAGGTCACGCCCTCCGTCACGGCGCGGTGCGTCTTCTCGAACCGGCGCCGCAGCTGCCACCAGCCCTGCGCCTTGAGGTTGGCGTAGAAGTCTCGGTTCAGCGGGGTGTCCTCGTCGTCCGGCTCGACATGACCGTCAGGGTTCAGCGGCCCGGCGCCGGCGTCCCACGAGACGAAACGGACGCCCTTGGGAAGCAGGTGCTCATCATCGAGGCGGTTGGCCTCCGCCTTCACGCCCGCTCCGACACCGATCGAATCGTATTGCAGCTCGACCCCACCGAGTCCTTCGCAGGCCGCGAGCGCCTTGCGCGTCGTCGTGCCGGTGTCGCGTTCGCCCCACTCGTCGACCGAGCGCAGCACGACGCCTTTTCGGAGCGCCAGAGCGTTGAGGTCCTTGCCTTCGTCGGCAACGTCCAGCGCGCCGACCCAACCCCCATCGTCCGAGAAGCCGAGCTTTACATGCGCGTCGATCGCGGAGCGGACCCATTCGGCCGGGATGATGACGCCTTCGACCGAGGCGGCGTAATTACGATCGACCTCCTGGGCGAAGGTGTGCAGCAGGCCTTCAGCTTCGGCCTTGGCCCGGCGCTGCTCATACCACTCCTCGGTCTTCGCCGGATGATCGCGCCAGTCCATGACGAAGACGTTCGCCCGGCGCGGGTCCAGAGGTTCGCCCGGCATCCATTCCTTGCCCGCCTCGCGGCGGCGGTGAAACACGTTGCCCAAGCCCTTCACCGACGAGATATCGATCTGGACCCGGGTGTTGTCGGCCAGCGCTGCCTCGATCAGCTCGGGCCGCTCGTAGTGCGCGCTCTCATCCTTGAAGTAGATCAGCTTCCGGCCGCCGCGCCCGATATTGTCGCCAGCCTCACCCGTTATCGTCGCGCCCGTCTCGGGGTTGAGGATCTTCATGTAGGTCATGTGATCCGAGGTGAAGCCGTCCGGCAGCAGGAAAGCGGGCAGGCGCCGAATGATCATGCGCATCTTCTCGAAGATGCTGTCGGGATCGCCGATCCGGTCGACCAGCCCCTCTTTCCGCGAGCCCCAGCCCACTGCCGCGCCGGGCCAGGCCAGCCAGAGCCAGACCGAGAACGCGGCGCAGACCCATGTCGCGCCCATGTCGCGCGCCTTCTCGATCAGCCCGCTCGCCTCGGCACCGAGGCAGTCGGACAGGAAGGTCACGAGGTCGGCCTGCCGCGGGAACATCTGCAGGGGCAGGTGCGCGGGAAGGTCGGTGCTCGCATTGCGCGGGTCGTAAGTGTCGACCCAGTGGTTGATGAACTCGACCGGGCGGGTCCGGTAGTATTCCTTGGCGCCGATCCGCGCGGCAATGTCGTCCTTCAGGCGCCGGAGCTGTTGCTGACGCCAGGCATAGACCGGCAGGACGTCAGGCGGCCAATGGTCACTCCGGATCCCCATCGGCGGCGAGAGTGCGGGCATAGGCATCCGCGGCCTCCTTCGCCGTCATCTCGCGCGACACGGTCTCGATCGGCCCACCGTTCTTGCCGGTGTGCTCGTGCAGGTTTTTGAACATGCCGAGGTGCTTGCCCATGTCGACCAGCGCGGCGCGCTTGTCCCAGAGCTTCACCTTCACGCGACGGACCTCGCGGGCGTTCTCGCCGCGGCCCTCCATGTAATCCTCCACCGTGACCTCCGACAGGGCGGCGGTCTGCTCCGGGGTCAGGTCGGACAGGTCGAGGAAGGGGTCGCCATCGGGCGTGACGCGCAGCATGTCGCCGATGTTCGCAAAGCCGATCTTTGCCAGCTCCTTGAGCACGGCGTCCTGCGTGATCTCGGTGCGCTCGGAGCGCTTTCCTTGGGCCTTCAGGATGGCAGCGAAGACGTGCGGCTTTACCTTACTATCGCTTACCCACTGATACGCCTTGGAACCTGCCGTCGACGCCGCGAAGCCAGCGGCCAGAGCGGCGCGCTTCGGATCCAGGTCGATGAGGTATTCTTCGACGAAGCGCTTCTCTTTCGCGCTCAGTTTCTGAGAGGCTTTCGCCATGCGCGCCTCCTTCGTGAATGGTGCCGGGGCGACGCGAGCAGGTAAGGGCCGCAGACCGCTCCGGCCCGCGCGCGTCTCTCAGAAGCCCGGCCTCCTGTGAAAGACCCGGAGCGGTGTTCGCGAATGGATGCCGGGGATGGCGCGCTTGCAGGGATGATGTCCCAATCCGCTCAGGCCCTGCGCGCAGCCACGCCTCGCAGACGCCCCGGCCCGCCTGTGAAAAGCATCCCGAGCGGATGAGGTTGCGGCGCGCGGCCCGCTCCCTTGGGGGAGGGCGGGAGAGGAACGCGCGCCACCATGCGGCGGGTCCGGGCAGGGCCATGAATGCCGCATGAACTGATAGGGCGGACATGGCTTCGCCATCGCGGCCCGAGCGCCCCTTGGGGAATATGCTCAGGCCCGGATCGGCCGCGCCGCGTCTGACAGGATTTCTCCCCGAGGGCGTCTCGTCACCGGTCGTCCTCCCGCCAAGGTGGCAGTGTTCGTTTCGGTGTCAATAGGTGATCTATTCGGTGGCGGTAGGGCGGGTCAGTCCGAAGCCGCCCGCAGATCCCCGAGGGGCAGGGTGATCGCCTTGGCCGCGGCGAGGAAGCCCCGCGCCATGTCGCCCGCCGCTTCTAACTGCACCTCTCCCGTCTCGGGCAGGACAGAGGTGACGGTGAAGCGCACCCCGGCGAGCAGGTGCCGCGCATCCTCGACCTCGACCGCATCGCCGGTGGAAAACTCGGGCTCCGCGGCGTAGCGCCGGTCGGCTTCGGGCGGCGGCGCCATGCGGTCCAAGTGCTCCTTGCGCAGACGCTCCATGTCCCGCCCGGCGATGGCCCGGGGGCGCCCTGCGATCCCGTCGACCACGACCCGGCTGCGCGTCTTCGCCATGGCCTGAGCTGCGGCCTGGAAGGCGCCGGCCGGATCGGCGTCATGCGCACCGAGGAACATCACGCCGGGAATGAGCTGCCGGAACACGGGCTCGCGGCTGGCGAGCGGACGGCCGGGCGGCTTGGCCCAGCCCAGCGAGCCAGGCACGAAGGTGCGGACGCCGGGCGAGGCGACGCCGATCTCGTGCTTGACCTTGAACACGCGCTGCGACGGCACGCGGAACGCGAACCAGAGCCCGAGCGACCAGATCGCGTCGGGCACGGCATCTTCGGCCGTGACCATCTCGCGCAGTTCGGCGGCCCGACGCGCATCGATTCCACGATAGCGCTCGCCGTCCCGCTGCGCCGCCTCGATCAGGTCCAGCTTGTCCTGAACCGCCGCCGCGATGACCTGCCGCCGCTTACGCTTCCGCCTTGCCTTCGATGCCCTGCCCATGCCGCCCCCGCGCCCTGCCGAGCGGGCAGTATGGAGTGCGCCGGGAGGTAACACAAACGGTAGCGGTCGGGCGGGTGGGGGAGAGACTGGCGGTGGTGCTGCCGGTCCCTTTTTTCACTGACAGGAAGTGTCGGGCGGAATCGGCACCGCGACGGTCTGGACGTCGTACTCCCCGCAGCAGGTGCAGCGCTTCGTCATCTGCAGAATCTCGAACTCGCCCTGCACGCCGTGGCCGCTGTCTTCGGGCGCCCAGGCATGGCCGAAGAGGCGGCAGGAGAGGCGGGCGATGCGGGTTAGCAGAGGGGCGACGTTGCCGGTGACGACCCGCTCCATCAGAAGCCTCCCAGCTTTGCGGTGCAGACGATGGCGACCAGCAGGAACGGCAGGCAGACCACAGCCATTGTCTTCCGCCGAGCGCGGTCGAGCCGCACAGGGTCCATGCGGTTCTCGTAGGCCGCTGCCGCCCCGAAGAAGAGGGCGAGAGGCCAGCAGATGGCGACGCCGAGGATGTAGAGCACCCCCATCACGAGCCCTCCTTGTGCTGCCACGGGCGCCCGACGCGATCACAATAACGGTTGTTGGCCCGTCTCGCGTGCCCATAGGCCCAGTCTTTCGGACCCTCTTGAACGGCGCCGATCAGGTCGGCGAGCTGGCGCAGCGCCTCCGCTACAAGTGCGAAGGGCAGAAGCAGGCAGGCGAGGCCGATAGCGGCACGCTGCCACCAGCGAGCCTTCGGGCATGGGTAATCGCTCCACATCCCTCAGCCCTCCTTCTTGAGCGCGGCGCGGTCGAGGCGGTCGATCTCGGCAGCGATCAGGGCGCCTGCCTTGACGAGCATCCGCCGATGGTCGCCGGGCTTCCACCATTCGTCGTTCCACGGCCATGTGAGCTGTGCGCCCATGAAGCCGTCGAAGGGCGGAGTGTCGAAGGGCGGAGTATGGTCGTAACCTTTCGCGCCGAGCTCATTGGTCAGGACCGCAGCGGCGGTATAGTTGAGCGCAGCAGTCGCGAGCGAACCGTCCGCGTGCTCGTCATCGCGCTCAGGCGTCCAGCCTTCGGCCTGCTGTTGGCGCTGACGCTCTG